TTGTTCACACTCGATATTATGAAGGCTGGTACGCTGAGAAGATTACCATCTGGAAGACCAACGGTGATACCGTTAGAATTAGGATAATGATAGAAGACGTATAACCAAAATCAACCATCATGAATGAAACCATCATGATTCTTCTGAATATTGGTGCTCGCGCCATATTCTTCCTGGTTTGCATGGCAGCTGCTGTCAGTGCACTGGGTGATGAAGAATGAACCGCAGCGATACCGGCTGGGCCCTTCGGGGCCCTTCAGGTTCGAATCCTGGCGTTGCACTATGGTAGTAGGCAATCTACCTGATCAAAATGCCAAAGTTCTAATGTCATAACTAAACAACACACACATGGCAAAAGAAAAGCCTCGTTTCGAGCACGATTGTGATTGCTGTAAGTTCCTCGGGACTCTGACTTTACCTAAAGACAACGAGACAAGCAAACGCTACAAAACAACCGTATTTGATCTGTATTTCTGTAAGCAGGAGATCGGTGATGAAACAGTGATATCCAGATTCGGAAATAAGGGTTACGAGTATACTAGTGGTTTGCGTCTCGCAGTAGAAGGTAAGTACGGCCATCCCAATTTGCTCGAGGCTAAACGAAGGGCAATCAAGCTTGGATATCTACCTCAGTACGAACACGATTGTGATAATTGTGTATTCCTAGGTCAGTTTAGCTTCAAAGACAATAACTATGATCTGTACACCTGTACAGACACAGACTATGATATAACGACAGTTATTGCTAGATTTAGTGATACGCCTGGAGATAATCTAAGTGGTTTCCTACATCCCATTGGTGATTGTACAGGACAGAGTCCTGCATTGCATGAAGCCAGGAAACGAGCGAGTGAACTTGAACATTTGTCCAAGTAATCCTCTAGCCCATGGGTCTGAGACTGTTACATGCCGCGTGGCGTGCATGGGCACTACATACGGGAGAACCCGATTCCCAACCTAACGGAAGGGTCACGGTTCTCTAGATTGCCAGGCTAAGGTAATGGGTTAATCCTGGATAAAAACTGAGACCCTAACCGCACGGCACAAGGCGGGACTTGTGCAATAACTGACACATAACAAACACACACATACCATGTCAGATAAGATCAAAGCTCTCTATATCGAGAGTGCAACACAAACGTCAGAAGCAAATGCAGTAGTCAAAGTCAAGTATGGCAGAGATCGCTACAAAATTGAAAATGGCATTTCTGAGTTTGTCACTATAGCGATACGTGATGCTATGCAAAAGTATATTGAGGAGCATGGCGAACTAACATCGCCTTTCAAGATGCCTGACGGTGTTCTTACTGTAACCTTTGGTGATGACGGCGAGGCTCGTCTACATAAGGTTGGTGAAGAAGATGCCGCAATGCTTGATGTTTTCAACAGCGTTCTTGAAGGAAAGAAGGCCGCTACTGAGAGAGGTCGTCACCTTAACGAGATTCGTGCTGCTGGTGGCAATAGCAACCGTAAGCGCAGATTCTCTCGTAAGCCTGGTGGCAGCAACTTGCTGCAGTCATAAGGTTTGCACCTTACAGCCCAACATATTAGTGTTGGGCTTTTTTTTTCAAAGTTTTACCCCGCCCATCTTGTAACAGTGTTGCTAACAAATAAATATATAGCTATGGCAGGAAAAGCCGACAGCGGTAAGGCTACCGCTAACAAGAACAGCCAACAGCAGGTGAATGACCCACTTGCAAAATACTTTACGGTCAACCCAGAAGCGCTAGCTGCAACCAATCATCAGATTGCAGTCAGACGTGCCAACAGTGATTTTGGTGGTAAGGAGCTTATACAGCACATGCTTGTAACATTTCCTGAACCCATCTTCTACAAAGGCAGTCGAGGTGCGCAGCTTGGGATTCGAGTCATGGAGGCTGATGGTTCGTTCCGTATTTTCGGAGCAGACACTGATGCACCCAAGGATTACATGGAAATTAGTCCTGCAATCAAGGGTGTAATGTGTAAGTGGCCAGTTCAAGCTGACCACCACATCAATGGTTATGACTTGTATGCCGTAAAGTTTGTGCAAATCGAGCGCAAGCCCGAGGTCATTCAGGCTGAGATTCAGGAGCACTTCCGCACCTACTATGATGATAACAACGGTGTGTGGATGGACGGCGAAGGCCCTCTGACAGAAGACAAGTTGAACAAGTACATCAACAACTCTCTGTCATTCGACACCCTTCAGCAAAAAGTCCCACTCGTCAGTTGGGCACCATTCGCTGAGTACGGTGACGAGTACACCATGTCAGGCATCGAAGCCAGGCAGAATAGCAGCGCAGGTGTAGCAGCTGAGAGTGAGCCTCGTCGTGGTCGCGGAGTACGTCAGCAACTGACAAACCGTAACAGGCTTGGTGTAGCTCCAGCTGCGCAGCAAACGGCAACACCTCAGGTACAATCTGGGTCAATGCCAATGCCTGCTATGGGCAACCTACTGCAGCCGTAACACCCCTAAACCCCGTACACACGGGGTTTTTTTTGCTCGACGCCAGAGGCGTAACATGCATCTACAGAGCAGTTTAAGTTGTTTGGGTAGAAAAAGTTTACGTAAACACTTGACTTTATAACAAACGACTACTAACTTAGCCGCTCACTCAGTTGTTTCGCTTCTAGTCAGTATATACTGGGTCGTTTTACGCTTTAGTCAGTAATCTCGCGTAATCAAAACACTCTAAAAGCCCATACTATACCTATACCGGAGTGGTATAGACGTTACACTATTTGTTGGTGTGTGTGTCAACCCGAACCTCCTATCTAACTATTGCAGTTAGTAGGGGGTTTTTTTGTACCTAAACCCTATCTAACATGGAACAATCGCAATTTGAAAGGTGTAATCAAAAACGTCTTGAGTTCATTGGCCAAACGAAAGTTGATGAGAATAATCAGTACAAGATAACATGCCGTGTAGTGGATAAATCCGATCCAAACTACGGATACACTCTTGTCTACAAGTGTCATCTAATGAGCCACGTGTTAAACCTCATTGAGGTAGTTGAACCATCAAAACAATTGGATTTAGAACTCTGATGTATGCCCCACTTCGGTGGGGTTATTTTTTGAATCAAAACCTATTCAACATGTTTAAAGACATCGAGTACATAGTAACTCACAAGGGAAGATATCATGCAGATGACGTCCTCTCAGTAGCAATTGTCAATCAACTGCGCATGTCTCTTTTGGAAGATGCTAAGGGATTCCCACCATTACCTGTAAAGAGAGTTGCCAAGGTAACCCCGATTGAGCTCAAATCTAAAGAGGTTCTTGTTCTTGACATTGGTAACCAACATGACAGAAGCTACATGAACTTTGATCATCATCAGAGTATAGACGTTCCTGCCACCTGCATGCTCATTACAAACTATGCAATTGAGCAGCTAACGATATGGATGGAAGACAAGCACAGTCCAAGATATGGATTGTATTCCTCAATGTTGGAAGCAGTGCAGTATTTGCAGACACACATCTGTAGCTATGTGTCAAAGGTTGACATCGGTCTTACAAAAGACAAGTCACCAAGAGACATGATGTATGGTGTTCCTACACTGAATGCACAGATACGTTCTTGGAACAGTATCAGAATGGATTTCGATGATGCTGTATTCAAAGTGACTCAAGACTGGGTGATACCATTCATGCACATTGCATTGGGAATTAGAAAAGCTAAAGACCAATGGTTGACCGATGGTATTACTTTCGATAACAGATATCCTTCGGTTGCATGCATGCGTGACTTCCTTCCATTGGATGGTCCATGGCAAGAGATCGTACCAAGCAAGTTTCACTATTTTGTAACTGAAAACTCAAGAGGTCCCGGTTATACATTGATCAGCAGAGACTCAAAGAAGTATCCGATCAGTGAAGCACACAGTGTAAACCACAGCTTCTTGCATGCTTCGAAGTTTCTGGCATCTTATCCAAACTTAGATTGCCTTCGACTGACTCTTTCAAACATCTACCCTGAGTGAACCACAACCCCAAGCAATTGGGGTTTTTTTGTATAACCAATCTTAATTAAACAGTTATGGAAAACGTATCAATTTCAGAAGTCCTAGGTCTTCAAGACGAGTGGGTTAATAACCTGCAACGTTCTGTAAAAACCGCTCTTGATGATGAAGACGGTATTGCAGAAGCAATGCTTAAAATGATCAACATGGTTCAATTAGAAACACATGGTGTTGAAATTGAGCCAAGTCAATTTGAGCGTAAAGTTGCTTTCGCATCATTTGCAATAGGTACATTAGTATCTAAGAAAGTGTTGCGAAGAGATCTTTTGACTAAAATAGTTCTAACATTGTCAAAGCATGACGTATGTGAAGAAGCTTCGGTTGACGTGATGAAAATAATCATTGATTAATTCTTCGACATGTTAGAGCACTTCGAACACAAAACAATCCTGCAGTACATCGGCTTGATGCTGATCATCATGAGCGGTATTCGTATACTGCATCAGGTTGCAGTCTTTGATTACTATGCACGAGGAGTTTCAAGGACTAAAAGAAGCTTACATGAAGCTACTCATTACTTCTTGAAAAGCTTTCCGTACATGATCACGTATCTGATGTTTGCCATCGGTATCGCACTACTTCACTTCTTCAAGTGATACAAGCCCTTCGGGGCTTTTTTTGTAGACAGCGGTTTTAGATAGGTTTTACTGTTTACACCCTGGCCCTGAGACATGACACTCGGGGCCTTTTTTGAACTAAAATTTAAACCTATGAATGATCTATTCAACCTCGATGAAAAACGGATCACAGATGCGGAACAAATCGCTGATGTGATGCGTACCGCTAGATGCCTCAAGGGACTCACTCAGAAAAAACTTGGTGAAATGTCCGGAGTAGCTGCATCTACGATCGGTGACTGGGAGCGCTACACTCACAGCATATGGACTCCAAGCATGTTTCGAATTTTTCAAGCACTTGGTTATGAATTCATCTTACGTAAGAAGCGTCCTAAAACTACCTTGAGAGATGAGCAATAAGACCTTCATAAAGCTGAAGCGTTACGCTACCAGCAGAGACACGTTCAAGCATTACAATGTACCATACAACAGCTTGATGGTAACATGTCTGTTTGATCTCAAGCTAATCATCAGAGTAGAGACAGGAACCTACAGGTTCAAAGCCAAGGTTCGTAACTCAGATCTGTACGAAGCAATCGAGAAATGCAGAAACAAAAGTTATCTGCAAGTCTACGATTATGTAGTACGCAATAATATTGACCGCAAGGATTAGACAACGAGCGGTTAATGTCATGAAGAAGCCCTTTAATTAGGGCTTTTTTTGAACCATAAAACCAATCAAATGGGAGTTTATTATTTGCGTATATCGCCAAAGAAAGACATACACTCTTTCTTGTACGAGACGAAGTTGAACATACTTGGCGGCTGGGCAGTGCCTTTCAAAGGTGGTGCACTGCAGACAGACTGTAAGAATCACAAATTTCGCATCAGAGGGATACGTGATAGCAAACATGGTGGTAAGCTTGTAGTCATATCCAACCGGAACATGACACATGACGAGATCAAGTCAGCAATCTTTAACAAGAAGGCACCTTAATTAAGCAATAGGGTAAAATCTTAAATAGAGATGATGCATAAGTGCATCACTATCGAACCAAACAAGCCTTAAAGACGGAAATAAACATCAAGCCTATGGAAACAACACAACTGCTTTGGAAAACGCGTGATGGTGAACGCATTCCAGTAAACGATCTCGATGACTTCCACTTGGAATGCATCGTACGAATGTTCTTGAAAACCATTCCTAAAAGCAAACTCAGGGAGTGTGTCGAGGAGATCATCAAGTTGAGAGAATATCCTATCTTAGAAAAAGATGCTTTCAAGCCTGGTAACATCGAAGCTAAGTTTCGTGAAGCCAAGATTAAAGCAGATGAAGAGTACTATGAGGAGTTTATCGAATCAGATGAACATCCTCATCGTTACCTCTATGGATTATAAGATTCTAACATGGATATAATCGGCGAAGAGTACAAGACTTGGCTAACTACGTTGACCAAGGAAGAACTCATCAAAGAAGAAGCTAACCTCAAGGTGATGGCGGATGGTGAGATATCTCGTTACACAGAGATAGTTTCTAAGTTCAAGCTGAACCTTTTACAACAGGTCAAAGATGACAGACGACGAATCTCAGCTGGATCTTCATAAGATAGGATATGTTGTAAAGCTCAAAGACAATGGCATGCCCTGCTATGTATGGCATGACGTTGAGAAAGAGTACAACAAATCACTTGAAGAAAAGTACAAGTACGCTAAGCTGTCCTTGGAAGACTTCTTCAGACTGTATCCAGTTGGAGACGCTTGGAATGACTACAGAATCAGGTACAAACTTGAAGACTTTGGTTTCCCTCCAGGACCCTCAAATGAATGAGGGTTCTTTTTTAGTCTAATCATTTAAAACCTTAAGTCATGCAAGAGAGATGTTTGCGCAGAACTCAAGTATCAATTCAGAACTGCTACAACAGATTGTCTGTAGCCAAGAGAAAGCTCTGTAATTCTCACCCGACCGTTATTCGGATCCAACAGAAAATTACAAAGCTTGAGCGTATGCAGAATATGATACGATCAAGTAAGCAATTACAAACTCTGTAAGAAACACCAATTCGCCTAATCAGTTAAGCCGACTTACATTGACCAGTTGAGGTCCAAACACACTACTAAAGTCGCATAACTCTTTGATTAACAGATAAAAAGGTGTATCTTTATCTTCCTACCACGTAATCTGTAACCTTACAGATTCGTTAAGCACACCAGTAAATTAACCGAACAACCTTAAACAAATATCCCATGAAGGTAAGTCCTTTCGTAGCCGGCATCGTCCGCACAAACACCGAAGTAAGAGCAGATCGCGCAAGCCGGTTTGGTAGCGCAGTCCGCAATGCATCTGAAGCACACCTCACACGCTGTCGTGCAGAGGTCAGTGACAAAGAGCTGATCATCGAGCAGATGCTCGACTTCGGACCAACGAATACTCTTGACCTGACTGTTGCAAGCTCAAACGAGAATGCAACTGAGATGATCGAGAAGATTCACAGAGCACAAGTTGATCTTCGACTTGCTAGAATCGAACTCGAAATTGCTGAAGACCGTCACGATGAGTGGTTTGGCACTGAAGTAGAGATCGAAGAGTGATCTCATAACCCCACTACATGTGGGGTTTTTTTGAACTAAACCAATATCATTATGATATCTAAAGATCAAATCCGAAAAGACATTTTGGAAGATGGCATGAGTGCCAAAGTTTGTTACGCTACATCAAAAGCCAATGGCTTCTATCATGGTGTTCGTGATGAACTTACACCCGAACGTCTTGCAACCAATCTGGCACTGATGACCAGCGAAGTATCAGAATGCCTTGAAGCTCTTCGCAACATAGAGGTACTTGAGTTCAGTACACCCGGAGAATCTATTGAGTACAGGATTCGAGCAGAACTATCTATGATATCTGACATCGAAGATGCAATCAAGAAAGATCAGAACGTAGGTATACCTATTACTGAGACTTTGGAGAATCCCATAGTTCACGAAAAGATCAAAGTCATCAAGGATGGTATCTTATGGGAGCTCGGTGATGTTATCATTCGCGTGCTTGACACAGTCGGATGGCTTCAAGCCAAAGCAACCAAGGAAGACTATGGTGATGAGCATGGTTTCGATGTGCTGGTAGCATTGATTGCTTTACGAAATACAACCCGCAGTAAAAAGCACGGTAAGATTATGTAGGTTGGTATTGACCCTTTGCCGGTTTGCCGTCGGTTGTGGGAAATAACAAAGTCTGCTATGCGCGAGACTCCAACCCTCTGTGGTCAAACAGTGTTTCATATCTCAATAGTAGAAAACGGCCTAAACCCCCTTCATTGGGGGTTTTTTTGTCTAATCAAAAACCAAAGTCATGCAAAACATGCAATCTGATTTGGGCAAAACGCCCGACGATCCAAGAAAATGCCATTACTGTGGTGATCCTATCCATCCACAGATAATATCAGCTTACTGTTCAGTGAGTTGTCAGATGGCTGCAGCAGTGGATATCATATCAGACTTTAACTAGTAAACTCTAAAATCAAACAACCGCCTATGAAAATGGTAGTAAACATATCGGGCCTGAAAGGCACCGGTAAAGACGTGATCGCAAGATCAATCGCTGAACAGCTCGAAGAAATCTACAAAGAGCGTGGCGAAGAAGGTCATCCAAACACAGTAATGAGAACCGTAAGGTATTCTCAATGGCTGAAGAATCTCTTTATGGAGTTCTTCCAACCTGTTCAACGTTTGGATCTCGAAGATCAGGAAGTCAAGAACTCTCCTGCCAAGAACTACGTCCCGCATGTCAACGATCTTGTAAAGAAGACGTACATGTTCAAGGACAGATTGAATCCAACTGTGCGTGAATTGCTTATCTATTTGAGTGACGCAGTACATGATCAGTTCAATCCTTGGTTCCTTACGATCGGTCGCATCACTGAAGCTTTTGCAGCACCGTACGCAAGAGATTGCATCGTGTTCCTGCCAGACTGCAGACTTGTAGAAGAACATACGCATATCACAAAATGGATCAAGTCAATTGGTGGTAGAGAGTATACTGTTCGTCTCGAACGACCTGGTATACACCTAGAACCATACAGTCACAGGACAGAACACGAAGTGTATTCAATACCTTACGATGTTTTGTACTTGAACGACAAGGACAAAGATTCTCAGGAACATAAAGATGAGATTCGTAAGATTGCAGAATCGATCATGATGGTCTTGGAAATGTAAACCGACAGCCCTGCTCACGCGGGGCTTTTTTAACTAAAAAATATTCTATGGTAGGACTAGCATATGACGTAGAGACATTCATGAACGTGTTCTCCATGGGTGTGTCACGTGTAGACAAAGAAGAACAGATGTGGTACCGATGCAAGGGTCGCGATTCAAGACCTAAGCAAGGACTCAAAGAATTTCTTCATGACATTGATACCGGCTTTTCTAATGGCAGGAATGTAAACTATGATATTGTTCAATGGATATCGTACAATGGCCATGGTTTCGACGACCATGTGATCAACTACATACTGCTGAAAGACCCTACAGTACATGAAGTGTGGGAGTTTGCTCAGAGTATCATTCGTAACGAAGACATTCAGGAAGAGCTCAGGTTCTTACGGAAGTTCGGAACAATGAAGTCATACGATCTGCTGAAGATCTTCAACACTGTCGACAGGGTAAGCCTCAAAGCCATTGCAATATCATTGAATTGGCCTTTGATACTTGACCTGCCGTTCAGTCCGTACGAAGATGTACCCGAAGATCAGATGGACACTTTGCTCCGGTCATACAACCTCAACGACTGTGACATAACTGCAGCTCTGTACAACAAGATGTATGGTGAAGTACAGCAACGTTACAATGTATCTGCTAAGTACAACATTCATGTGTACAATGCATCTCAGTCTGTCATGGGTGCCAGTCTCATACGAGACATGTACTGCAAAGCATCCGGTATGACACGCAGAGAGTTTGACGAGGGCCGTACGTACTACCGTGAGATTCAGATGGCTGATGTTGTCAGTAAAGACATCTCGTTTGTGACTCCCAAATTCAGAAGGCTGTACGACATGCTTACAGGAACTACATTCAAAGCTTCAGATGGATCTGACATTGCTAAGCAAGACGTCAAGTTCACCTATAAGTTTATGTTCGGTAAGACCAGGTACACATTTGCTATGGGCGGTTTGCACTCAGAACACCCAACATCAGAGATGCTCTTGTCAACACCGGATCGTTGGATGTATGATGCCGACGTAAAGTCGTACTACCCGAACATGATCATCAAGATGCAGACTTATCCAAAGCATTTGGGTAGGACATTCCTTGATGTATACACTCGAGTAGTTGAACAGCGTATGGCATCCAAGGACAAGATCGAAAAGTATGCACTTAAGATTGCAGCTAATGCTATCTTCGGTAAGATGGGCTCTGACAAAGAAGCCTTCTATGATCGAATGTGTCTGTATCGTACGACCATCAACGGTCAACTGCTGTTGTGCATGCTGATCGAACAGTTCGAAGAAGCAGGTATCCAAGTGTTCTATGCAAACACTGACGGTGTAACTGTATGGCTCACACCTGACACAGTGGATAGCTACAACCAGATCTGTGACCAGTGGCAACAAACCTTTGGTCTTATCCTAGAGTTTGCAAGCATTGAGAAAGCACTCATGCGTGATGTGAACAACTACACCATGTTTGTTTCTGAATCACCTGATGGACCACACTTTAAAGAAAAGGGTGAGTTCAAGCGTAGCGTTCCAATAGGTAAGCGACCTACGCAGCAGATCGTAGCCAAGGCTATTCATGAGCACTTCTACAATGGTATCCCATTGGAGCAAGCAATACGCTCATCTGATGACATCTTTGACTACGCGATCTCTCAGAAGATTGGCGGAGCACAGACCGGTGAGTACCACTACATCAAGATGCAAGACGGCATGCCTGTACAGGCAGTTGAGAAAACTCAGAAAGAAAACCGTTTCTATGCATGCAAGATAGGTAAGGGTGGTAGACTCTACAAGAACAGACAAGGTAGTCTGCACAACATGCTGAGTTTATCAGAGGTAAGACTGATAAATGATCTTGACGAAAACTTTGATACCAGCTCAGCTGAAATCAATTATAACTATTACCTTGGTCAAGCAAGGCGCTTGATGAGTTTATTTAACCAGCAAACACAGCTATTCTAATGAAAAAACCTAAACAACTGCTCTGGGATATCAGAGCGCTCTTCGGACTACAAGAGCTTGTACCTATTGGCTTGACCGTAGCTACCATAATGTTCCCTACTGCCTACATCGGTACGATAGGTCTGTGGGCATTCTACGTTTGGCTGATGTACACTGTGTACAAAGAGCGAGGTTGTCAAGTACGGTTCATCAAGAACAGTAAGCTACCTAATCTCTTTGCGATCATCTATGTGTATATCTCGTTGAAATGGCAAAGACTAGCCAGCCTGATTTTGATGGAGCCTAAATCCATGGCAGCAGATTTTGTGTACGAAGAGGGCGAAGGTATTTGTTATGCTTACGATACAGAAAACTACTCGTATCCATTAACTGAAGGTACTATCAACATACTGTTCGGATTGTCTGATGAAGACGGAATATGTTACGAAGCTATTGGGTTTTCTGATAAGCATACTTTGAGAGCGTCTCTTGTACGAGAAGGTTACGTTAAAGAAGGCTTGACCAATGAATCCAACCGTGTGTCTGGAGCACTGGTACCATATGAAGTTACACATGACTATGGTATTTATACTCGTAACTACACCGGTGTGATCAAGTCAAGACATGTTATGTGGAAATCCAGCGGTCTTGCTATGCTGTCTAAGTATACCATCTGTCTGAACTCTTGGGCTTACTCAAAGGTCATGTTGCCATCTCAATGTAAGAATGCAGTGCCATTCAAGTATTGGTTCAAGATCCACAACAACATCTGATGCGGTTCGTTATTCTAAAGTTCAACCCGATGGCGCAATGCACTGTCCTGGTGAACGACTCCGAAGGTATACCTATGGAGTATGATACAGAAGCTGCTGCTCAAAAGATGGCTGATATATTTACAGCAAACTCTAACCACAACTGCACGTACAAGGTTGTTAAGATGTCTCACACATGAGTAAGATTGTAATGATCTGCGAACACTGCGAGCAAGTCTTCAGTGAACGACGCAAAGAAATCGAAGCTCATGAAAGTGTATGTGCTTACAACCCCAATACCAGAGGTTGTGGTACCTGCCGTTTGTTTGACTCTGCTGCATGGGAGTGCTGTAGTGAAGACAGACCTCGAAAACCTTTACCCATAGATCTCGATGACGATGATCGGGTATACTGCAACTATCATCAGTCGATAGTATAAGAACCCTTCGGGGTTCTTTTTTTGAATCATAAACACTTTAACTATGGAACTAGCTATATATGCCTTTATCTTAGGTGTAGCTCTCATGATTGGAAGACTATTCGGATCATGGATGTTACGAATCGACGAGGTCATCAAGAACCAGAAGACCCAGATCGAGGGTATGGAGAAACTTCTTAAGGAGCTCAAAGACAAATGAGTTTCGTTAAGAATGTAGAAAGGCTCAAAGATTTACATTCCAAAGGCGTTGACAAGTTCATTCAGGGTGAAGAAAAATACACTCTGTTTGAATACGCTACCGGTGTAGGTAAATCCAAGCAAGCTATTGATTGTCTCAAGGCCTTCGGTACAGATAAGTTACCAGTCATACTGGTATACTGGGAGGTAGCGCACAAACAAAACTGGTTGGACGAGTTTGAAAAGTGGGACGACTCGGGTATGATCGATAAGATCACGCTTGTAACGTACGCTTCTCTGATGAAACATCTAGGTAACCAAGATGCTGAGTCAAAGTACCTGATGATATTCGACGAAGCTCACCACATGCTGATGCCTACCATCTGGCCTGACGTTGACAAGTACATCCATCGTGCTGTCTTGCTGACTGCGACCATGCCACCCAAGAGATACAGTAAGATTCTCACTCGGTATCGACCAATGCGCATCAAGTATGACATTGCAAAAGCCATCAATGACTCTGTGTTACCAGAGCCAAAGATCTGGATCGTCAACTCTGACCTTGACAACTACACACGCAGTGAAATCATTGAAATCACCAAGGGCCCTAAGCAAAAGCTTGAAAACATGGAGACCGTGGTCTGTAACTATGGTCAACACTTTGCATACCTGAAAGGTGTGAAGGTCATCAAGCTTGCCGTCAAGGCTACTCCATTCGAGAAGCTTACTCACCTGCAGCAACAAGTAGATTACAACGAACAGATCTACTATGCTCAGAAACAAAAGTGGGCGCTTGTCAAATGGCAGAGAGCCGGTGGTGCACGCAAACAGTTCATTGGTGATTCCAAGGACTACGAGATCAAGTCACTGGTCAACAAGATGTCCGGCAAACGCGGGATAGTCTTCTGCAGTTCTGTAGCACAAGCTGACCGCATCGGTGGCAAAGCTGCAGTGCACTCAAAGATCAAGACCAAGGAAAGAAACGAACGTATTGAGCAGTTCCAAGAACGTGAGATCGATACACTGTATGTCAACAAGATGCTCGTCGAGGGCATGAACCTGGTAGGTATTGACTACGTGATTATCGCACAGCTTGACAAAGAATCGCTCACTATGATTCAAAAGATGGGTCGTGGCATGCGTTCTGATTTCCCAGAGATCTTTATCATTGTGCTCCCGAATTCAGCAGACGCAGTCTACTTGAAGAAAAATATTGAGGCCTTACCGCAAGGATCGGTCGACAATTTAATGAACAGAGATACCCCTTAATTGGGGTATTTTTTGTATCTTAACTATCTAACACTATGGACATTAGGCCTTATAAATACTACTCCTTGGAGGAGCGGCGTACATATTGGCGCTCTTACCTATCCTCACTCATCGGAGCAATCAAAATCTTAGACGATGAAGATGACGTACAGGTGGCAACGTTGAAAGCCAAGTGGATCAAAGCCACTTGGACAGATCCAAAGCAAATCCAGGAGTTTATTAAGGACTTTAACACAGAGAGTTTGATAAACCGAACTCGTAGTCAAGAACAAACAGGCATCTATTACGAGATCCGACGTGTGATCGCAGTCTTAGATGTGTTACAATAAACCGCAACCTTAAACCCTATGATTATAAGGATAGATGTAAATCAACTCATCGAGTCAAACCTATCAGCCGATGAATTCTTAGCCCTTGCATTGATTGCGCAAGGTGGTGAGGAGTACCTCGGTATGATAAACGCAAAAGCTCTCAAGATCAACACACTTGTTGATGAAGATTACATTGACGATAACTTGGATATTACATCTAAAGGTCTATCGACATTGTCTCCTGCATACGACGACATTCAAACCATTGCTCAGGTAATGGTAGGTATGTGGGCAAAGTATCCAGGTAAGATGTCACCGGAAGCACACGTCAAGAATCTTCTCGAATGGTATGTTAGAGAGAACCCTGAGGTAAATGGTGACACAATACTGGAAGCCAGTCGTAAGTATTTGGACTCTGTTAGTGATAGTCGTTACATCAAGCGGCTATCGCGTTTCATTCGTGAGACAGACGGTATCAGTACTGACTACGACAGCATGCTTGTAGGTTGGGTCTACACAGTTCAACAAGAGTTCCGCAATGGCGATAGTTCAAGGCGTAACGACTTTGAAACTCAAGTGTAATGAATCCATATCAACGTGCCATACGACGTGTTGAGGACAACCTCACCAAAGAACACAACTGCATACCGTTCCAGTTCAATGGCGACATGCAGTTCTACCTACCCGGTATCGAGCGACAGACATACACTATTGTGACTGCTAACTCTGGTGTCGGTAAGTCTCAGTTCACTGACTGGCTTGTGCTACACAACGCCATCGAGTGGGCTTACAGCAAACGCAACGACGAAAAACCTCCAAAGCTGAAGATATTCTATTGGTCTTTGGAGATGGCTGCAGAGGTAAAAGCTTTGCAGATACTTGCACACCATCTATTCGTATCGTCTGGTGGCTACGATCCATCTGTTGGATTCACTGCGCCTCGTATCGGTATGAAAACAATGCTCAGCATCTTTGAGAGTAAGCGTATCAACAGCACACAGCTGGAGTTGCTTAAGTCATTCGAGGAATACTTTGATTGGTTCTACAAGCATGTAGAGATATTGACCAGCAAGGTTTCTCCTTACGGTGTATACAAGACCTTGTACGATTTCTACCAGAATCCTGAGATCGGTAAGAATGTATACAAGACCGTGGAAAGTCAAGACTTTGACGAGTCTAAAGGCGAGTTTGTCGTTACTGAGAAACAAGTCTTTGACTACTACGAGTTTACTGACGAATGGAAAGATGGCTATGTGATCGGTATCCTTGACCACAAAGCATTGATATCCCAAGGTAAGCACAAGGACAAGCGTGAAGCTATGGAGCAATTGTCAATACATCTGTTGACGATCCGTAACATGTTTGGCCCAAGCTTATTCTCAGTACAACAGCAGAGTTCCAGTCAGGAAGCAAAAGATAACTTCATGCGTCCTACACTATCTGGTCTCGGTGACAACAAAGCCGTTGGTCGTGACGTCGACTACATCCTTGGCTTGTTCGATCCGGCTCGTGCTAAAGAAGACTTCTGCCTCGGCTGGGACATGAAGAAGATCAACCCTCGGTTCAGAGAGTTGAGTATTCTTAAGTCTCGCTACGGTGTGTCGAACATTACAACAGGTCTGTTCTACGACGGTACTACAGAATGTTTTTGGCATCTGTCAAAGGATGTCAACCAAGACGCTTGGTATCAGATTGCCAAGTCATTACCCATCGAAATCTAAATCAACATCTATGGCAAACTCAATTGCTTTGGTCGGGGCATCTGGCTCCGGCAAAACCTACTCCTTCAGAAATCTACCTCCTGAGGAGACTGTGATCATTTCACCGTACAAGATGAACTTGTCTTTCGGTGGAGCTAAGAAGAACTATACCAAGTTCGATCAAAGCACTAACCCCAACGGTAACTTTTGGATGGTACCAGATCTTGGTACTCTGCCTACCTGGCTTGGTGCAGCAAATGACTGGTCGCATATCAAGTATGTGATCATCGAAGATTACTCACACTACATGACGAACTACCTGATGTCAGGTGATTTTCGTGGTAAAGCAAACGGTAAGCAAGCCTACTCGCGTTTCGAGCAGTTCGCAGCAGACGTCTACCAATCATTGTTTGGTAAGACTCCGTACATGCGTGACGACCTATGGCTTATCTACGTATTCCACGATGACACTGTCGAGACCAACGTCGGACCTCAGCGTAAGATTCGTATAACCGCAGGCAGAATGCTTGACGAGAAGGTTGACTTGCCGTCTTACTTCAGCTACGTAGTATACACAGAGGTATCTACGAAAGCAGAGACAGCTAAGTCAGATCGCTTCAAGTTTCGTATCTGCAATGACGGTTACTCTCCAGCCAAGATGCCTCCCGGTGTATTCGACGAGGACATCGAGACTGTACCTAACGACATGAAAGCGTTGTTAGAATCGATCAACGACTTCGAACTCAACGGATAAGCGGATATCTGTATTTTCTTAACTTCGCCGTCCTTCCGCTAGGGCGGCATTAAACAACTAAATAAGCTATGGAGCTTAATTTCGGAGCCAAAACAGGTGGCTATGGTGTAAAGCGTAAGTCGGATAAGTATCCGGACACCCCTGTTATGACAATGCACGCACGTGAAGGAAAGCGTTCAGGCGCTCGTATCGAGCTGAACAAAAAATGTCAAGAGCTTCTTGGTCTCAAAGCCAAGGATGCAAAGGACGTTGTAGAGTACGTTCTTCCTATCCGTGGTGAAGAAGATGGTCAGATCAAAGCTATCTTCCTTGCTAACTGCACAGGTAAACTGGACGTAGTTGATGAGAAAGCTACTATTCAGTTCAAGAAGAATGGTGTTATCTCCAACAAGATGTTCTACGAGCTGCTTGTAGACTTCTTCAACCTCGGAGAGTTCACAGAAGCTGTAGAGATCGAGCTGTCTTCAACAGACATCCAGACTCCATTCGACGGAGTACTGCAGCTATCAGGCGTTATGCGTGAAGCAGAGGATGCACCTGTTATGAGCAGTGATCCTTATGCTGAGAAAGAGGTAGACGATCTGCCTATCTTGCCTGAGCCTGAGCCAGAAACAGTAATCAATCCCTAAATCTATCTGATCTATGTATGGTATAAACCAGAATACCCAAGACGCGGGTAAATCCACTGAGCAGTTCAAAGCCGGTGTACATGACAACTGCACAGTTGAAGCAGTTTTCGAAAAGCTTAGCGAGGACAAAGATTCCTTGCTAATGCTGTATATTCGTAAGACTGTGCAAGCTGGCAATGCCACAGTGAGCAGTGAGAATCGTGAGGTTCTCTGGCCTGTGAACCCTGAGCAAGTCAAGATGCGCAACACCGCACCACTGCGGTACAAGCGCACCGTGACTATGGCTGACGGTAAAGCAGTCACTGTCAACAAAGGCGAGGTCATGCCTCCCGATGTAGCTGTACAGAATGCCTTTAATGAGTTCAACTCTCGGATCAAGCACGTTATGGGTGCTTTCCTTCCAGAGCAGGAGACCTACATTACCGGTGTAAATAGCTACGCTGAGTACGCTCAAGCGGTTGTCAAGAAATTGGCAGACCACAAGGACGTACCTGTTCGTGTTGCGTTGACTTACAAGACTGAGGGTCCTTATACGGAGATCCCTCGGTATGGATTGTTCATCGAACCAATGACCATTGCTCGTGAGGCAAGTCGGTTGGATGAAAACAAATTGCGAATGGTTGCAAATGTCGGCCAAAGCAATACCGCAGCTGGTTCTAGCGGGCCTGCCCCTGCGCCGCCCGCACCTGCTGCACCCGGAGCATCAGCCGCTCCACCGCCGCCTGCAGTGCCCTCTGCACCGGCACCCCCAACCCCGCCAACTGCTTAACAAAGCAGTCGGTTTAACTAAGCCCCGTTAATTCGGGGCTTTTTTGTCTAATCTATTATCATGTATGGAACCTACTACGAGTTAAGCAAAGAAAACATTCTCAAACGCATTAGTCCGCTCGAGATATTCCGTCGCTATGTAACAGACTTTCGACCTAACGTAACCATAATATCGCCCTTTGGCGAGAAGAACCCATCGTTCTGGACCATTGTCCGGCAGGATGGTAGTATCTATTTCAAAGACTATGGTAGTCGATCTGTATCCGGTGACTGTTTCGATCTCGTGATGTACTTGCACAACGAGAATTTCCCAAACGCACTTGCGAGAATCAACAGAGATTTTTGCCTGAACCTTGGTGCTGGTTCACAGAACGTTACAGATAATAAATCTCACATCGTTATGATGGAGAGAGAGAAACCTGTAGCTGAGCCGTCACTACAGATTCATTTGCAGTACACACTACGTGGCTGGACAAATGAAGACAGTTGGTACTGGCTAAGATCTGGTTGTAACCTTGGACTTGTGTCAGAGGCTGGTATTCAATCAGCCGGTAAACTGTATGTAGCAGGTAAAGCGTTTCCAACGCACAAGTTTGCATACATATGGCACACCCATGGGCCTCATGTCAAATTCTACCAACCATTTGCAAGTAAGAAATACAAATGGCGTAGCTCAACCAATAACGATTGGTTGCAGAACGAATCCCGATTGCCTGAGAAAGGTGGTCAACTCATACTCCAGTCAAGTCTCAAAGACAGTCTCTGTGTAGAAAGCTGGACCGGTATACCAGGTGTCGCACCTAACAGCGAGACCGCACCGTTCCCGGCCAGTAAACTAGATGACTTCGAGAAACGATTTGACGAGATCTTTATTCTGTTCGACACAGACACCAGCGGTGTTGAGGCGTCTGCAGAACTATCAAGCCAACGAGGCTACAAACAAATCATACTGCCAAGGATGGACGATGACAGGATCAAGGATCCGTCTTCATTCTGTTGGTATGGCGAAACCAGAACCTTAATTAAATCCTTAAACGCACATGGAGTTATCCTACGGAGTCGGCAAGACCTCGGCAACCAAGCCCGAGAATGATGCCGGCGATTATTCACTGTCAGTAAACGGTGATAAAATCAAATTGAGTCAGAAAGCATATGACTTTCTGGAGCTTGGTAAAGAAGACAAAGCCTTCATTTCTTTCAGTCTGCAGTTGATACCAACACTGCTGTCAAATTCATTTACTGGTACACTAACAAACAAATACGTAAATGATGAAGACGAAAGTCTGATCGAAGCTCGTCGATCATTTAGTAAAGCACTGCTTATCTACAATGCAACTGATGCTATGATCAAAAGTGACTTTCGATCTCGTATCTATAAGACGCGAGCAATCAGTCATCAAATAATGTCAGAGGTATTGATCAGTGCTTCTGATAGCGTCGATGATGCATGCACTATGCAAGTCGTACCAATGACTTTCAAAGGCCAAATCAAATCCTTAATTGTCTTAGAATGAAAGAGATAAAAACAGACCTCAACATCGTAACGATCGGTGATGATGAGTCAACACGTATGGAGATCAGTCAGACTGATCAGCACAAGTTGTTCGACTTGTTGCAGTCACCGTACTCAAACCCGATCGAATCGATCATCCGCGAGACAGCTACCAATAGTTGGGATGCTCACAAGGAGGCTGGTGTCGAAGAACCCATCATGGTTATGTTCGACTACACTCCTTCAGAAGGCTACTCTGTAAGCTTTGTTGACAACGGCATAGGTATGAGCCCTGACCGTATCAAGAATGTGTACACAAAGTATCTCAAGTCAACTAAGACAGACACCAATGACCTGGTCGGTTACTTCGGTATCGGTTCAAAGTCACCGCTGTCTTATGTCGATGAGTACTATCTCACCACTCGGTACGATGGTATAGAGTATCAGTACATGATCCGCAAGGGTGACGACGGCTTTCCTGTACTCGACCCGTTGGATGATCCGATGCCTACATCAGAGCGCAATGGTACCACAGTCAAGATGTTCATTGCATCTATCGACGACTTGGTGCTGTTCGAGAAAGGTATTCACAACCAGCTAAAGTATTTCTCACATCTGTATGTGGTAGATAACTCGCAGGTCATGAACCTTGGTCGGCTTAATGACTTTAAGATCGTTGAGGGTAAGAACTTCATCTTTCGTCGTGACGATGACGCCATTACAAAGAGATCAGATCTCGAGCTGGTCATTGGTGAGGTGCGATATCCTATCGATTGGAAAGCTATCGACATGGCTCCAATTGCATTCAATGGTAATTTCAGTCTTGCTGCTAAGTTCAAGATCGGAGAGTTACCTGTGACTTTGACTCGCGAGAGTGTTAAGTACAACATCAGTACTAAGAAGATCATTCGCGATCGTATTGATGAGTGTATGAAAGAGTTCCACAAAGTTGTCGGAGAAACCGATCAGAAGCCATACAGGCTTCAAACTGATATGGACTTTGAAAGGTATCTGCTTAAGTCATTGCCGGAGTCTAAGATCGATGGTAACATGAAGATAGATGATATGACTTTTGTAAAGTATTATGTCGGTGATCTTGATTTCATTACTGAAAAGCATGAACCATTTGAGTCATCACTCTCAGGATTTGGTGTAAGAAATCAGGTTGGCATAGAAGGCTCTGATTGGTCTACAAGTCTGAGAGACCTGCAGTCCAGATACCTTTACTTTGCTGAAGCTTTGATAGATGCTTTCCGATATCGCAAAGGTATCTTTATTCAGTACAGCAGTAAAGACACTGGTCAGGTATCACAGATACTTGAGTCAGGAAATCAGACTTTCCCTGTCAATGATACCTTAGTAAATCTGGCATCATACAAAGAACACAGGTATTCTTATCACACAACTACTACTTTTCGCTTTAGAGAAAGTCAGAAGATGTTTCTTGAAATCTCAACAGATGATGAGATACGTAAGAGCACTCTTCGGAAAGATCCTTTGCATAGGTATCATGCTACTATGGTAATGCCTGAGCACATCTTTATGGACGTGTGGCAAAAGTCTTTTGATGTCGAGTGTGAAGACGCTAAAGAGATCATTCTTACTGCTATAAAACTCAGTAAAAGAGCTTTCCTTACGTCTTACAATATTGCATCATTGTTGGCTCATGACTATGGGATCAAATACCCTGACCTCAACGATGTAAAATTTGATAAGGATACATTCCTCGAAGGTGTGTTTCAGGGTCATGTTAAGCCTAGAAATACTGTAATACCGAGTGGTCGTATCCAGTCTGTATTCAATTCAAGAAGTACATATGACTCTAAGAAAACCAGGTTCTCATGCAGGAAACTCAGAGAAGCTTGCGAAGAGACAGGTGCTATAGCAATGTTCTACAGAAAAGCAGACGTTCCTATAAATAGTTGGGCTTTTGAAGGTACGCTGCAAAGCTTAGGTTTTTATAACTTGGTTATGATACAAGTTGATACCAAAAACTATAAGGCTGCACCTGGCGAAGGCTTCATGACTTACGATGACCTTATCGGTACAAATGGTCGGTTAGTAGAACGATTCAAGAATGCATACTTGACGTACTACTATTACAGCTATGTAATAGAGCATCCTATTTACAAGGAAGTATTAGCTGTTCGACAACTGATAAATGATCAAACTTCTGTAGAGTATATAGATGATTTGATCGTTACTAAGTCATCAAAGTCTTTGGATGACATCTTCCAAAATTATTTCGCAAAAAAGTATGGATACTCAAAGCCATTTGAGACCCTTAGTAATAAACGTGAAATAATTGTCGAGTGTATCAAGAAGTATCATCCTGAATGGCTTGCAGAAGAGTCTGCGATCAAGCACGATATTGATCTGATATTCAAGTTAAAACAGCTTGAACTTCTTGCAGGAAGTCTTATCTTTAATAACGATCGCAAGATGCACTTTAATAAGAATGATCTTGACCTGATCATGCTTAAGCTAAAGCCATATAAGTACATCAATGGCCCGTACCGTAAAGAGTTCTTTACGTCTAGAACAGATGTCCGCGATGGACAATCTATCGAAACTTTAATTAACAACCTAAACAAACAAGAAGATGTCGATTAAGACAGAAGTAAAACAGCGTAAAAAGCTGACCGTTGTAGGAGACAAGATCACAGTAGCTTTCTCCTCTGAACCAATGCATCGTTTGACAATGAATAACCAGGACGAAGTCGATGATTTCGTCCAATGGTTTGATGCGCTTGATCCTATAGATCCGGATCATGTAGACATATTTAGAAACACGATCACCACTTACATTTCTCCAGTAGAGATGTCAGAGGGTATTTCGAAGAGTGTTGAGATGTCTGCATTGCTGGCCAAGATCAAGCAAATCCAAGCCAGGTATCCAGAGATCAGTCTGATCGAAGGTCGTGTATGCCTTGATGGCATCGATGTATCCATGCCGGAGGTCATCATTCGTGAGATCATTCGTCGTAGTCAAACAGACGAAGACATGCAGTCTCTATTTAATTTCTGGCGCTGGCTGATCCTGAACCCAGACCCTGAGGCACGCGAGGGTGCCTTCAGATTTATCACGGATCTGAACTTGAGTTTGACTCCCGAAGGTTTCTTCGTAGCATATCGTTCAGTTGTGCACAAGCATACTGAATCAGAGGACAAAGCACCTACTATTGACTTCGAGGAGACTCTTGATCAAATGTATGATCTGAAAGAAAACTTCCGTGGTCACGGTCTGTTCGAGCATCAGATGCATGTATGGCGTGTCATTCTTGACAATGGTATGGAGCAGTTGTATATCAACAACTCCAAGACTCGTGCACCATCTGTAAGCCAGCTGCGGTACAAGAGATACAAGACCGTCTATCCTATCAATAATTCGTACGGCAATGTTAGAAAGTATGCTAAGAAGTTGTACAATAAAATGGTAGGCGACAGGCCTCACGACTCTTATGCATCTAGTGAGTATGTTAGAACCTTATCTAAAGAGGTTCGCTATCAGTATGAAGGTACGTACTTCGATGTGCTCGAGACTTTGTCCAATGCAAAGATGCGTCCTGCAGAGAATGAAGTATTCACTGACGCACATACTCACACTATGACGATCCGTATGCGTACACCTGTAAGCATGCCTCGTCAGGACTGTGATGCAGATCCAAACGTATCCTGCTCTCGCGGATTGCATGTTGGTTCCGAACGATTCGGTATCCAAGGCTTCGGCGACAAGCAGATCATGTGTCTGATCAACCCGCAGAACATTGTGGCTGTGCCTTATGAGTATGGTACCGGTTACAAGATGCGTGTATGTGAGTACCTGCCATTTGACCTGGTCAAGCGCGACAAAGAGGGTGCGATCATCAGCCCCAACATGACGCTTGAGTCTGAGCAGTCCAAGGATTACTGTCAAGTAACCAAGGATTACATCAAAGACTTGGTCAAGAATACCAGCGCTGAGGAATTGGTTAACTATCAGTTCAACCAAGTACTCAACAAAGCAGACATCAAAGAGCTGATGCTCAACATTCGAGACAAAGTACTGTCTCGTAAGAGCATTCTCTGATCGAACTAAAGCCCCTTAACTGGGGCTTTTTTTACTAACCAAAATATTTTAACCATGAGTAAAAACTCATTTCCCGGGATGCCTCTCACAGTGTGCGAGGACCCAAAAGGTGGTATCCACCAGTCAGATCTTGTAAGCTTAGCTGAAGGTAAGCTTAGACGACTTGATCCAGATACCGCTCAAGAAGAACGTGACAAGATGGATGACTACCAGTCCATCAAGAAAGGTAATGTCTTCGAACACATCGTTCAGTACGGTGCAGTGCCTGACTTTGTCGTTGTACGTAAGTGCGAGATGCTGACAGGTCAAGAGTTGACCTTGGCTCAGAGGCTATCTCTTCTTGGTAAAGAAGCTTGGACTGGTCAGGATGCTCTGAACTGTATGAATCAATTGGATGCAGAGGGCAAGATGCTTTTTGGTCAGCTCAAGAAAGAAGAGAGTCGTATGAAGAAAGCCATTGCTTTCTCAGAGAATCATTCTTTCGGAGAGTTTGTGTTGGAAAACATGACCATTGAAAAGAAGCTTGCAAACGGCGGTATTGTTATGGAGCAGGCTGTAGTAGATCAGATCGAAGATCGTGCTACAGAAACTCGTCGGATGCTTAACCACTGGTATAAGATCGATGACGATCCTAATGTACATGTCTACTGGCAGGTACCATTGGAGCATACTACAACTATGGCCAATCTCTTTGGTGTGTTGGTCGATCAGTTATCATATGATTACGAGTTCAATCCAGATGATGAAATCACTATCCGTGGTATCCTTGACATGGTCATAGTCAACACAGTTGAAAAGACTGTAAAGATCGTCGATCTAAAGTACAGTGTATATGCAACCAGCTGGGACTACCACTACTATGCAGGGTACAAATTCATCCAGTCTTCATTATATGAGGTACTTGCAGAAAAGAATCTCAGCGACGAGTACAAGTTGGTGGACAGTCCATTTGACTTTGTTGTTCAGAGTGAAAACATAGAGTCTCCAATACGTTGGATCGTGCCATCACAGAAGCTTATAAAGTTCAGCATGATGCATGGACTATCTCGTAAGCATGGCTCAAGAGAGTTCCCTACGGTACCAACAATCATGGCTCAGATGCTTCACTTGCAGAATACGCAGGACTACAGAATGCATCCTCAGTTTACGGCTAACGATCAAACCGGACATATCGTATGAGAATAATTCCTAATGCCGACTTTACTCGTGTTGTTATTGACGACACACCAATTGGCATTGAGTATACCCATACAGGAGAAGTATCTAAGATTGTCTTTGACAATAACGGTACTCCTTATGAAATGGAGAAAGGCAAAGTTTATATACTAGATGAAAGTATCAACAAGTATGCTTCTAGGAAAACCCGTTACTATATGGCAGGCTCTATTGAGAGTGTTAGCATTAGAACGAAGAACAATCCTTCTGCGTCCTTATGGTACATAAGATCTCATAGACTAAGTCTTGCCTATTACATCTTAGGTCCAATGTTGCTTACAGAAACCTTCAGACTCAAGACTATGCTTGGTGTAGGTCTCTGTCTTGCTAACATTTATCATAAAGTAGAGCTTGATGAGATCAAGTACGGTCACATATATGTACTATTTCGTACGGCTATGTTCAACAAAGATGTGTATGGATTACTAAGTACAAACGACAAGTACTTGAATCTTACTAAGCACGAAAACTATGTAGAACACTTTCAAGCTGACGAATATCATGACATGTATGTATTCAAGATACCTGAAAAGTATGATGATATCTTCTCATTGTATCTATCTGGTAAATGGTCTGAGTTCCCAGAGGATTACAGACAGAAAGTTTATCAATGGGCACCTAATACAGATCGTGCACATATATGGAAAATGCGTTTCGAAAAATCAGAAAATCTTAGAGCGGTTTTATCTGAGCAAATTGGTACGGAGATATCAAAAGACGCAGAACTATGTCACGCTCCTAATGGAGACGAGACATTTGACGAAACATTACAAATGCCAAACCTTAAAAAAGTAAACCCTAAAGACAATGTCACCATTTCTACCGAACGGTCAGACGGACCGGATGATCAAGTGGACTGAACTGTTCCAAGATGTATTCAATTCAGCTGCTTGGGCTGAGCTTGACAAGAAACTCAAAGGAGACCATGTGGAATTCGGCGAGCACAAGTTCTGCCCTAGACCTCGTAATGTATGGAAGCCATTTGAGTTCATGAATCCCAGCGAAGTCAACTGTATTGTTATCGGTCAGGACCCTTACCCTGAAACCGAACAGGCTACAGGTATTGCCTTTGGTATACCCGAGTCTATTGGGATGACTCTCAGTCTGCAAAACATCATGAACGAGATAGAACGCAGCGGTGAATGCCTTGCAAGTATTACACTTGACTGGACTCTTGAGTCCTGGTGTATGCAAGGCGTGTTGCCCATCAACTCTTCCATGACTGTAATGCAAGGCTACCACAACAGTAAATGCCACCTAGTTTGGTGGCAACCTGTTGTCAGCATGCTTATTGATCGCATTGCTTACATGAACCCAGGTATACCAATTATTGCTATGGGTGCCGTAGCACGCAACACGATCAGCCATTATGCAAGATCTCTTACAGCTGTGATCGAAACATCACACCCTGCAAGAGCTAAACACGATGGCGTAGGTATCGTTGGATCAGACTGTTTCGTACATGCTAATACTGTTCTGACAGATCCTGCTTACAACCTAAATCGTAAGCCAATCAAATGGCATTTCGATATGCGAAACCAACCTGAAGAATTGGTTGGAACTGATGAAGCTCCCTTCTGATGCACTAAAGCCCTGGAAACAGGGCTTTTTTGTAACATTTTTAGTTAGATGGACTACGTGACATAGTCGTATTTTTGATAAACCTTTTGATAAAATGAGACCCGTAGATACGATCATTGTTCACTGCTCTGCAACGCCGGAGGGACGTGATGTATCTGTCTCAGAAATCCGTAAGTGGCACAAAGCCAGGGGCTGGAGCGACATAGGATACCATTTTGTTATTACGCTGGATGGTACCATGAACGTTGGAAGACCCATTGAAAAGATTGGTGCACACGCTAAAGGTTACAACCGGAAATCGATCGGTATCTGCTACATAGGAGGTACTGATTCCGAAGGAAATCCTAAGGATACTCTTACAGAAACTCAAGAAGCTGCTATGCAAGCTTTGATTCTGGAACTCAAGAAATCATACCCAACCATTGAAAAATTAATTGGACATAATGAAGTAAGCTCAAAAGCTTGTCCAAGCTTCAAAGTGTCAGACAAGTTTACGCTATGAAGTTCGACCTCACCCAATTCGGTATAAACATTGGCTTAGTAATAAGCGGCTTTTTCGGATCACTGATCACAGCCCGAAAAGGTAAAAGTCTAAAAGAACAAGTCATATCCGTAGTGGGTGGTACAATGGGAGCCAATTATTTGACCCCATTGGTTCTAGACTGGGCATCACTCCCTGACTCTGCAGGCCATGGTGCCGCATTCCTTATTGGGTTCGGAGGTTTGAAGACTATTGAAGTTCTATTTGAAAAGTTCACTAAGAAAGTATCCTAATGAAACGACGTTTTGTATTGCTGCTGGCGTACCTGGCAGTAAGCTCCTGCGTAACTAAGAAAAAGTTTGAGTCGACTGTATCACAGTACGAAGCACAAGACTCTGTGCAGAATACTTTGATCACGCAACTGCAAGACTCAATTGTTTCTATCCAGGAAGACAGTGTGTTTGTAGAGCGAACCGTTGTAAAAGCAGACACGCACGAGATCCGTTTGTCACTCAAGCTATTGTGTGACTCAGTACTTATGGCAAAGAATGCTGAGATCGTAAACCTCAAGAGTAAAAGCGTAGCAGTCACTGTTCAAGACGGTACCATTGTGGTAAAAGGTTTTACTCAAGAGCAGGTCAACGAACGAGTATTTGAGTCCAAGAAAGAGCTGAATCAGACCTTCCAACTGAAGCTTGACTCTGTAACAAACTACCACAAAGCTGAGGTAGATTCTCTACAAAATCAATTGTCCGACGTAACAAGATCACCATGGTATTGTTTGCCTCCTTGGCTGACTTTAACTATGTTTATATCACTTGTAGTAATGGCACTATGGGTATTTAACCTAATAATGAAGTAGTTATGTTGTTTAGATTTTACATTGACAATAACGATTACCGCATTTTTGGAGTTGGTGTAGACATTTCTGCTGTACCTCATCCAGACGAAGAAGGTGATCTTTACGAGTTCTGTATTCAGATTGCGGTATGGAGCCTTGTATTTCAATGGAGAAGAAAAGAACCAGTCTCTAATTAATGGGTAGTCACGGCGGCTCCATAACCAGTTTCGTACGAGAGAAGATCGACGATTACCACTACGATCCTCTCACTATGACCATGGTAGAGGTTGCCGATAGGCTAATTGACGATTACCCGGACTGGCTTGACAAAGCTTCGTACGAGTCCATTAAGCGGATCGTGCGCATGGTTCTTCAGGATCGTCAGGTAGACAAAGAGTACCGTGAGCAGATCGTCAAGTCCGAGACCAAGCTGCAAAAAGCCCGGGACCAAAACCGGATAGCCAACAAGACATTTCGTGAGCACGCTCGTTTAGAGAATGCCATTGGTGAATTCTCAAGCGCTCTTATAGAAGTCTACGAAGACTACGGTACCAAGCTTGCTCAAAACCTTCCTGAGTTCGGAGTCATAGAAGATGATCCGGATCATACTGGGATAGGTATCATGCAGTTTACGGACATACATGCCAACGAGCTGATCAATCTACCGCACAACAAGTATGACTTCAATGTCTTGTCGAGTAGATTACGACAGTATGTACACGACTGTATCAATTGGTTCAAGACCATGCGCGTATCAAAGGTTCTCTGTGCTTTCACTGGGGACCTTTTGAATTCAGATAGGCGCCTGGACGAAATGCTGAACCAGGCTACCAATAGATCCAAAGCAGCTCTGCTACTGCAGCACATCATTGTGCAAGCGCTTACAGAGATACGTACCCATGGATTCAGTATCGATATAGTAAGCGTGCTTGGTAATGAATCCCGCATCGGTCAAGAGCTAGGCTTCTCAGACGAGGTTGCCTCAGAGAACTATGATTTGATCGTGATGGGTGGTGTAAAGCAGATCATTGCTGCCTCCGGTATTGACGGTATTCACTTTAAGTCGATCGATCAGATGGAGGTCGTTGTCAAAGTAAATGACCAGAACTGGTTGATTACTCACGACATCGCCAAGATCACAGACAACCAGCACAAGACTCAGTCTACTATTGGTAGGTTCCATCTCCAAGGTACCCCGATAGACTACATCATTGCCGGACACATTCATATATCTCATACCCACGGGTTTGCGGCACGTGCTGGATCACTGTCCGGTTCCAATACGTACAATGAGAGAGCACTAAGTCTCTTTAGTAGAGCGCAGGCAAATGCCTACGTTGTAAAAGATGGACGCCGCTTCGTGCAGATCCTTGATCATCAGGACGCACATGTAAAGAATTACCCTGGGTACAATATCAACTCTGAGTTGGAAGCATACAATGCCAAGAGTGCCAAGAAGACTCAACCTGGTAAAACAATCCTACAGATCATTTGCTGATGTGATCATATTTGTTAGCTATAAATCAGCAACTAAGCCTCACTTATGTGGGGCTTTTTTGTATGTTTAAATAAGCACTATGATCAAACACCAAAACACTAAAACCCTTAAGACCAAACCAAATGATAACAGCGCAAATGCTATCGCACCCAACCTTATCTACGGATGCTTCGGAGGTTGTCTGGACAGCTACTGCTACATGGCACGACATAACGGTAATCGTGTATTCGTAAACCACAACGTCGAAGAAATCTTTGCGTCTGTTGCCAGGTGGGCTGAGACCTACCATAAGGTACCGGACCAACAAGATCCCAAATGGATGATGGTAGATATCGCTTGTAACAGCGATTTAGTACTTATGCAACGTCACATACCAGGAGGCTTGAGATCGTACCTCAAAATGTACGACGATCATCCTACAGTCAATTCTACAATGGCTACAAAGTACCCTGGGTTACTCACCCTTGATGTGCGTGACTTTAACAAGCCACCACGGGTACGCGTAAGTCTTATGCCTCAGGTATACTCTGACGTGCTGGAACCTAAGATGCAGGACATAATGAGTCGCATCAGAGACATCAATCGACTTATGGATCTTGGTTGGGAGGTACACATCAACTACTCACCGGTAGTCGTAGCAGACAACTGGGGTGAAGAGTACCTGAATCTATTCCACAAGGTACAGCTACACAGCAAGCCGACTAAGTGCGAGGTGATCTTTATGACCAACCACGAAAAGCAAATGGCTAAGGCTACAGATAAAGTCAAGAGCTTGATGAAGTATGCCTACGAGTTAAAAGACAACCGGGGTGTCATGCGGTACCCTATCGAAAACAAGCGGGAGTATGTGCGTTGGTTCAAGCAGGCCTACTCAGATTTCTGGCCAGTAAATACCATACGGTACATCTTCTAAACGCAAAGCGCCCCGATGATGGGGCGCCTAGCAACCTTAAAAAAACAAACAAACAAACACACTATGGTTTTACAAAAGTACAAATTAATCTAACATACCTCTCTGCTTGTCCTGCTCAAACGGCTCTATTATTTTACGAAGTTGTCTAAAGCCAGGTGCAAAGTTGGCAAAGTAGTAAAACAAAGGAGTTTTATCATTTGCAGAATTCTCTCTGTACCCAAAGCGATCAGTGACTATTTCATCGTAGCCGTTCTCAAAAACCTTTATTAGGTCTGAGATCATACCGGTAACTGCAACTGGTTGAGTAAAGAACCGCTCCCATTCAGAAGGGTTAAGCATGAAAATAAGTTCTGCTTGAGTCTTAGCAAGAAGCTTTACAAGCTGTCTACTAGCCCAGTATTGCTTATAATCAGCCACACCATCTTCATCATAATCAAAGCTTCTTACTGACTCCAAAAGAAGCATTACTGTAGCAAGAGTCCATAATTCAACTGTGGCTGACTTAAGTGCTCTTTTTTGACTTTCAACCCATTTATCAAACAACCAATCATCATAATCAGACTCCTTACCTTCTGCTGCAAACTCGACTGGTCGACCCATTTTTTCAACTTCTTTAGGGTTGTCAAGTTTCCATCTATAGAACTCAGTCTTTAGCCTTTTTATATTTTCATCAGCATTTTTTGAAAACGCTGCAAATCGTAAGAAAAAATAAGCGGTAGATACAAAGTTCTTGATTATGTTACCTGTAACATGTTTCATAGTAGAAAGCATGTCTTTAGGTTCAAGATCCTCAATAGTTGCTTCTACTGTATTGTCATCGTTTACTTTAAGTCGGTCACTCGTTAACAAGGTAACAATAGATCTCCAGCGACCAGTGGTCATGAAATTTAGTTTTGGACTACCTATATCAGCAACCTTTGTTCGTTCTACACGTTTATTTATAATAGCTGGCATCCAGCTAATAAATGTAGTTGCAAGCGTACCTATTATAGTAAGTTGAGCACCCATGTAAGAACCTTCAGGAAGCTGTCCATAAGTTTCAGCAATTCCTTTACGAATGATCTCTCTAATTTGACCTACTTGATTCTGACCAATTACATTTTCATCAAACGTAACTTCATTAGTACTTGGATCAATAAATATGAATTCTGATAAAGGTTTTGCGCCTTCAGGAAGATCTTCTAGTCTAGCTATTACAGCAGCTTTTCTAGAATCTGCATCATTTCCAGTAGACTGAATTCCCCAAGAGTTTACCACTGAATCCGTAATTATATCACCGATGACCATGTCAGGGGATCTTAGAGGTCCATACAGAGTCCAATCAGAAACAGCTTTAGTTTGAAGACGAGCTCCTTTCATACCTCTGTAATTTGCAGTTTTTATAGACGCTGCATCAAATTTTAATGCAAGCGCACGCATCATACCTCTGCTTTGACGATCTTTTACTACGTTGAAATACTTTTTAAAAGACTTTCTAAAAGCTTTATTGCTAAAGTAATAGCCTTCCATAGAGTTTATGAAAGCATTAGTAAGTCCAGTAAGACCTGCGGCTACTCCAGGAATAAATGCAAGACCCAGAATGTTTCTTGACCAAACATTTCTAAGTCCTAACGTAGCAGATACTAAAGTAACAGGACCCTTACCTTTTGAAGGATCGCCCTCAAGCCCAGGTATAACAAAATCAGGGGTTGTACCATCAGCAAGACCTTTAAAACGAGTCTGATACCAGTTGGCATGCATGTACTTTTCTAACAGTTTTGCAGACTCAGTATCACCACCTCTAACGCGAGTAGTTCCTGTCTTGGTCAAAGCAGTAACTCCACGAATTTTTCTCTCTTCTACATAACGATCTTCATCTTTTGCAAAGTTGATAAGAGCATCAACCATGGGTTCAGTATACTGATTCATTGAATAGGTATACATGCTATTGATAAAATCATTACCGACTTTATAGAGATCATAGCTTTTGTAAATAGCGTTCTTTTTAAGAATCTCTATGTTTTCCTCAGAGTAAATATTCCCGTCGTGGTTTACCAACGGAACTACTCCACTAAAAGGAATGGTGTTCCTGCCAAAAGTATCTTCATTATATACCCCTAAGGTTTCATCAATAGGTGCAATTCTAAACTCATTAGCAACCATTTTTCCAGCTGTGCTAAGTATACCTGTCTGAGGTATTTTTAGTGCCAACTCACCAGTAGTTGCTGCAATGTTTGGAAAAAAGTCTTCAGGAATATACATTTTTCCTTGACCTATGATAGACTTTGCTTCTAAAGGTAAACTGCGTAGTTGTTCATACATATTGAACAAAGCTTCCGTAGAGCGTATCTTTTCATACTTTTCGCTGGCAAACCTTTCGTGTACAACCTTCTTGGGCTCCAGATATTTTAAGTTCCGGCGATTGACCCAAGCATTACCCTCTTTAGCATTAAGGTTGTAAGCTTGTAGAAACTCGTCTTTTCTTTGCTCAACGAACTTAGGATCAATTCCAACGTCAGGGTAGTATTCAGGGTTGGCGGCTAACTCGTCTTCATAGAGTTTTGCCTGAGAGTCAAGCCATTGAAAGTAATTATCTCTTTTGGCTTCGTACTCTTCGAGCCAAGCAGCTTTATCCCGTATTTCGTAATACCCCCGCATCCAAGCAGCATCTTGATTTTGCAAAGCGTCTTCTTTACGAGCGTAGAAATCATCAACAAAACGCTTGTGAAGCATACCAATTTCTGTATCAACCAGTAAGCCCACTGCCTCCTTATAACTCATTTTTGAGTTATTGACATAAGTCAAGAAGTCATCGTGTGTTTTTTGATAAGACTTCATTCGTTCTTCATACTGCCTCAAAGTTTTTTGCTCTGCGAAGTCTTTTACTTTATTGAAGATCTTGAACAAAGGATTGTCGATTAGTTCTGATCTTGTGGCCCAACGATCCCAAAATCCAAGTGACTCTACAACAAGTTTCTTTTTAGCAGTACCTGTCTGCTTTTCAACAGATGTTGGTGGTACTAAAGCAATGACCAACTCAGAATTAAGTTCGCTGTTGCGAGTAGAAATGGCGTCTAGCCTTGAAGAAATACTCGTATAGTACTCTTCAAACATTGGTCTGAACTTGTTATCTATAAAGCCTATAAGTCCTTGAATATCATTATCATCAATAAAGTCAAAATATGTGTCGATGAATGCATCTTTCTGTTGATTCGGATAATATTCTGAAGGTATCTGTTTTAAGATCTGCTCAAAAGTGTCACGCATTTTTAAACCTGACGTACCTTCTAAATAGCTGAACATTTTTATAAGGCCGTCTACATAATAACTCTGGACTTGAGAGTTAAATACAGCCTTAAGGGCATTGATCTCCAAGTCATACTCTTTCATCATGTCTTGATAAATCAAAAACTCATCAAGCATTGATTCTAAGTACTGTTTGGGATTTACGGTTCTTCTAAGATCAACAAGAGTTGTATCGATATACTCCTCCAGGTCATTCTGAAAAGGTTCTATCTGGGCATCTAAATTCAAAGCCGCTGACATGTAAGACGAAATGTTAAAATGCAAAGTCATCTGCTTAAATGCATGCTCGTGGATCTCTGAAGTTTGTCCACGAATGCTAGATAAAAGCAATGCATTACTACGCACTCTGTCCCAAATATCTTTTCTTACTTCAGGGTCATCTGATATTGTTGCTGACTTAAGAGTTGCTCGAGTCTCACTGGTTCTTAACTGAGTCTGTTCAATAAAGTCAGAAAGAATTGTCATTTGCTCCTCAAGCTGAGGAATTAAAGCAGAGCTAAATGGAGAGACAGATATACCGTATCGTTTCGATAGTTCGTTTTCTCCAGATTGAGCGTGAATCAAACCACCTACTATAAAGGTAGACTCACCGTTAGCTTCAATATTACTTCTGGTAAGAAGCATGGTTGCCGGTGCAAGTTGACCAACCAAAGGATTACCCCCAACATAGCGAATACCATCCAGATACATTTGAACTTGTCGGTTGTATCTGGTTTGGTTTGATTTATTTACAGGACTGCCAGAGCCTTTTCTATCATTGAGAAGAATACTCTTGGTCTTAAAATCTGTAATGATGGTATGCTTCTTATCTCCATACATAAAAAGCAAGTCTGCAAAACCACCAGTATTTCTTTGAGGTGAGAATGTAAAGACCTGAGTACCAATAATAAGGTCAGAAAAAATTCGATCTTTTGGATCACTCTTTGACTGAGACTTATACGGTGCCTCAGTTTTAGAAAATGTTCGCAGGGTACTATAAAAAGTCATGTGAACATACTCGGCAATCTCTCTAAATACTTTTTCATCAAAGGTCAAAGAAGCAGTTGCCGTTTCTCCAGCGGCTTCAAAGTCGTACTTCATGTTTTTGTAACGACCATTCCTGCTTTGCTGTAGCAAGTAGTATAAAAGTGTTCCTGTTTTAGGATCACCTACAGCATCATCTTCTGCTAGCTCAGGTAATCCGAATATGTTGATTCTAAGATTAAAATCTGCACCTGATTCCTCAGTAAACAAAAAACGTAAAACCTCTGAAGGTATCATGGCAAGTTGATAGGTGCCACCAGAGTAAGGCTTGCCTTCCGGATCAAGTCTTTCGTTGATCTTATAGTCACCTCTTTGAGAAACCTCAGTAAAATCAGAAAGACGTCTCATCAACCAACCCCATGCATCTCTCATGAGGACGTCATCAAAGGCACCTCCGGTAAGCATATTCCGGGACGCTTCTAAGGAAGAAGCTGTTGTACCCGTGCCTTTGTCAAAAACACTACGTCTACGGTTACTTTTAGATGCAGACACCAACTCAACGCCAAGTCTGTTAACATAAGTTACAAACCCATTCTTTTCTTTACGACGCGATACTACCTCTGGTATATCATTAATGTAGTGAATGAACGCAGCCGCCTTTTCAAGAGGCGTATTTTTTATCATCGTATCTGGATGACCAAAAAAGTGCTGATGGTTCTGTGCGTTTTTCCTCAGCTGATCTTGTTCGTCTTGACTGAGTTCTGGAATACTACACTTCATTATATCCTACATTTAATTTCAATCGTTCCGTTGTCTACCATTCTTAGGAATGCCAATCTCAAACGCTTATTAGGGAATGAAACTCCTGGGAAGTACTTTTCAAAGTTATAAAAAGCATCCACCACTGCTGCAGATTCCTGCTCTGAGAACAAGGCTTTATCTTCCTGGGACTTACCCACTAAAGCATTCTTATTGACTGCGAGCTCATCTTGATTTATAAGACGCTTTTCTTCATTTCTCTCAAAGACTGGAACAGGTATGTCTTCTTTTTTACCTGTAACCGGATCTATAATAGTACCCTTACCTGTTTGAGAAACCGTAGCATTGAAGATCTCAACAGCCTTGGCAGCAGCTGTACCCGCGTGAGGTACAAAGGCATTCCGATAAGGGCTCCAAAGATCGAACGTCGGAGTACTTGCTGGCATGTCATCGATCTTCATAAGGATCTTTCTGAAAGGATGGTTAGGATCCTGGGGAAACTCTGGCATTAAGAGATCATCCTTAGCTATCTCAAATATCTTACTAAGACCTCTGACAATATCGCTTTCTGTCAAGTCCTTAAGAATCTTTTCGGCTGGCTTTTGACCTACCGTAAGAGTCAAAGAAGCTTTAAGACCGGCAATAAGCTTTGAGCGATCACTGAACATTGCAAAATCAGTAACTTGTCCTGAGTTCGGGTCGTAACCTCCAGGAAGAACTCGTTTTCTTTTAACACCTGCGTCAATTTTTTCCAGAGTCTCTCTAACCCTTTTAGTATTTCTAGACTCTTCAGAAATAGCTTGAGATCTACGGTTCATGAAGTTGTTTGGTCTAACCGCATAAAAAGTACCTACGGGTTGCCCTCCAACATAAGTCCAGTTGTAACCGTTACCATCCCCGGATTGCTTTTCTCGCTTATAGATCAAGGTAATATTGGCCCTTTCTGGATCTGGTTTTATGAATTGAGTCTCACCCATTGTCTCTCTTCTATTAGACTTAAATGACTTGAGAGAGTCTCTTAGTGTCAAGAAAGGAACGGTTATAGCCACATAGTTGTCACCAAAGTAGTTTCCTCCAGTTCTAATGTACCTTAAGTTACCTGGTTCTTGGTTGGGATTGTCGAATGAAATAGTTAGTTTGTTCTGTATCAACTCATCATCCTCACTACGTCTAACAGGAAGAATTGACTTTTTAACATAGGCAGGAAGACTATTGTAAGAAACCTTAGCTGGTACATAATCTGGATCTGTCGCATTTGCAACGATTACACTCTGAGCAAACTCTCTTAAGAACATAGCCTTATTGAACTGTCGCCCTTTAGAAACTTCCTTAAAACGAGCAACTGCTTTTTCAAGCATGTCATTATAGAAAGGATAGTTTACCAAAGCCTTTCCAACTTGACTAAATCGATTATTTGCATTTTGATACAGTGATGCAATCGATGCTGCATCAAAAAATTCTTTGGCTGCTGCAACAAGATCTGGATTCAGAGTAGCGTTTGGATCAGTAAGCTGAGCAATTCTTTCTTGAAGTAACTCTAGGTCTTTACCTTGAATCCTTCGATTTGTCAAAATGAGTGACTGAATATCTCGAGTCTGCTTGAACACATAGTCTCTAGCATTAGGAACGACCTTAATGTTTTTGATAACTATGTCATCTTCATATCGTTTTTGACCACCGGCTCGTTTGTACTCTTCCTTTAACTGTCTTGTAAACTCTCTATACAATCCTAAGAGACTGTCTTGGAACTGCGGCTTTTGAAACAAAAGTGTTCTTGCAAGATCGTCTGTTTCTGGAATGAACTTCTGAACCAAGTAGCTCGGAAAGTATTCTGCTACTGCATCGTAAGTAACTTGGTACCCAAACATATTGAAGAAGTACTCGTGATCTTCTCTGTCAAAAATTTCAGGATCATAAAACAAACTTCTAGTCTTCAAGAAGGAGTTTGTCAACTCATTGACTAAAATGAAGGACTTTAGATAGTTAGACCTATAAAAGTTTACTACATCTTGAGTTTGAAATAACCCACCCTTCTTAGGATCCATTAATTTTCTACGAGTTTCTTCATGCTGCGTTAACTGATGAACAGTTTTTGCAAGACTTGAGTCTTTTCTAAACGCAAGCATAAAGTCAGTCATCTTATCAGAATAAACCATCATTGTAACAAATGCATCAAGTATTGCTACTTCGTCAGTTCGCTGATTAAACGTAGTTGAAACTGATTCATCCTTAGGTGCTCTTAGCATTTTTGAAGAAACCTTCGTAATGCTTTGCATAGCTTTTAGGTAAGAGTCCTGATTTTGTCTAACAGCTCTTTGTCGACTAGCCCAAGGAGTTCTTCCTTTAACTATATCTCTAGGATAAAGTGAGGTTTGTACAAGCTGAAATAAGAATGGTACAACGTCAGCAGTTTCGTCTGAGGTGTCATACATTCTCTGACTGCGAAGATTGAATTCTTCTTCGGCAAGAGTCAATCTTGCTTCCTCACTAGCTCCTGAAAAAGCATCAGACCATCCCAACACATCTACTGGATTTTCCTGCGCAGGGTCCACTGGTAATACAGCTTCACCCATAGCTGGATTGTGATGAACATGTAAACTAACTCCTCGTAGAGCCAGTGCCTGATGGAAAGCAGCATTCCTGGCTTCTCTTTTAGAAGCGTATTTGGTTTTGTTCTGAACGTTACTTCTGTAAAGTTTTAGAAACTTTTTTACCGCAGGTTGATTCAACATAGCCATAATTAAACTAGGGCTAATGTTTCCTCTCATGGTACCGTTAAGGTTCTCAGTACCTAGCATCAGCATTGAATAAATAACCGATGCTGCAAAATCATCAAGACCTGCAAAGAAAGGCTTTGGATTTTTAGATGAATCTAACGCTGTGTTCAAAAACTCTGAACCCATCAGGGAAGCAATATCTCCCTCAGTATCATACATACCTCCAATAATGACTGTACCGTCCATACCTTCAAAAGGCAGTGAGTACTTAGAATCAAAGCGAACAGGTGATTTTTGAAGTCTCGAAAACATCGGAGTGGCGTATGCAAAAGTTCCAATACTGCGATCCGAGGCAAGGATTGTGGAACGCTTTACAGCATTCTTTTCTATATCAAATAGATCTGACCACTTGTCAGATGGCATTGACTCTGACTCAATTAGATATTGCTCAGCTAATTCTTCAACAGTAGATGTTCCGGTAGGAATCATCGAAAGCATTGCAGCTGGCTCAACCATCATCATCTTATACAGGTTGTCATACAACTTATTTGTAAGTGTAGTTTTTTCCTGAAAGATGTCTAAGCGGTAAGGGTTATTCTGCTGATTGCTGAAGTATAAATCAACTGCTGAGCTAATCTCAGATCTTAGTTGATTAATTTGACTTATATCATCAAACTCATAAGCAACAGATATTAAGTCCAACTCAGCTTGAAGTTTTTGTTCTTCAAGCTTATTGATCATTTTTTGATACCTCTGTATAGCCTGCTCAGCACCACCTTTGCTTGCTACCTGATCAAGAGCTCTAGTGTACTTTTCGATGTTTTGATCTATAGCATAAATACGTTTACCCAAATCCTGTTCGTCCTTCTTAAGTGCACGTTGTTGTTTTTTACTTTGAGCAGAAAGGCTTTTTGAACGAGCTCTTTTAAAGACCTTAATCGCATGCTTTAATTGCCCTGCAGTAATCTCATTAATACTCTGTAAGTTGAACAAGAGTTGATTGGCTAATTTGAAACGACCTTTTTTGGCCTCCTCTAAAATCCTTTCCTTGAGATCTTGCTCAGACTCTAACTCTTTAACAAAAGTCAACGACTTATTTTTTCTATCATAAACCGGAGTTTGATAGTAAGATGTCAACTTATCGTAGTCAAAGTCAAAACCATAAATAAACACGAGCTCCATGGGCACAGTTATCTTGTGACCTTCCCAAGGAAGCAAGTAGTCAACTATCTCTACAGGTGTAGCAGAGTGACGGTTGTCCATAGGAGTACGATTGATCAGACTCTGTCTGATTTGCTTAGGTATCCTAGGGTCGTTGTTTCTATACGCCTCCCTGAACTTTGAAAAAGCAATGTAGAAATTCAGATTTTTGGCTTCTTGGTCTGCATTAGCCAAGTCACTGTTACCAAACGTGTCAATGATCCAAGCGTGTAATGACTTAGGAACAGGTAGTTTTATTTGAGGTGGTTTAAGTTCACCGTTCTCAATTCTCCAGAACTTAAGGCTTTGGCTGATGTCAGCTTCTTGTACGATCTGTTTTGCAGAACGATCTCTCAAAGTGATCACATGCTTTTCAATAGCTGACGTAAACACATTTCTATACTGTGTACCTGGAATCAAAGTATCAATGTGCTGATTTTCTTCAGGGCTGGTAACAAACCTCTTGATCTGCTCCAAGGACCCTTTATCAATCTTACCAACGTCTGACATGCTAGCCATAGCTGTGCTAAATCGCTCAGCATCAACGACTTTAAGATTCTTGTTTGCAAAGTCAACACCAAGTCCCAGCTTCATAAAGTATGCAACTGCATTGTTTATTGTAAGAGCGTCTACAGTATTATCAAATACATCGTGGAGGTTCTTAAACAACTCGGTCTCTTGCTCAGTAAACAGTTGGTTTTGGAAAGCATCCATCCCAGAGACACCAAGTAACTGTTTTGAAATAGCTGCCTCTTGGTTTGTATCAAAGGACTCTGAAATCTGCATTCCAAAGTTGACCATGTTCACAGAGTTGATACCAAGTGGAAGCAGTCTTTTGTTTGAAGACTCAAATACAATAATATCTGCTTGCTCCTCAATAGTGTTCTTCCAGAAAAACTTGATCATGTTTACATTCTCTGCATCTGGAGTAGTGGCGTTAGCTGGAATACTGTACTCACTAGGCATTATCGGAGTAAGTGCAGTTTTCAAAAGATAGAATGTAATTCGATCCCCAGTTAATTGGCGTCCGGTGCCCTGAGGCTTCAACGATTTAAACCCAGTGTTGGAGTTAATATTGACCGGCCTTCCATTGAACTGTGGGATAAAGATTCCATCAACCACCATTGGTTCACCATGCTTTACAAACAAAGGATGTGTTTTAAAAATACCTTCGTCTACCACAGTTCCATCAGGCATCTTTAACTTTTCATCCTCTGGTACAAGTTGGTTTACTTTAATAGCCTCGTTGACTAGGTGATACATTTGAGAAACGTAAATCTTCTCAAGATCAGTAGGTCCCCACAAACCAGCTACTGTCAAGAACTCTCTATAAAAATCAAGACTGATTAAAGATTGTGCATCAGTACCTTCAAAACCTCCATCTTGCATGGATCTAATGGTATCCATTAGTTTTTGAGCAGCTCTCTTAGACTTATCGTCTTTAGGAAGGTTGTTAACTCTTTCTTGAAGTCGGTCTAGGGCCAGCTTTGTCTCCGGTGAATTAAGGTTCTTAAAGGCACCTTTTTTGTCTTTACCGATCAACTCTTCGGGTCCTGACACTTTGCTAGGACTCTTGTCGTATATGATGTCTTCAACGACATTCAATCTCATATACTTAGGATTTCTAACACGACCATCAAAACGATCTGCAATTGCATTCTCGAGATTGATTTGTTTCTTGTTAGAACCGTTGACCTCAAAACGTCTGGTTGCATCTGCAACAGATTTAAATACTGAGTAGCTACCCATTGAGAAAGCAGCCATTTCGGTAGTTGAAACCTTAAACATACCGACAACCTCTCTCATTACTTGAACAGCTTGCTCTTCAGTAATAAGAAGAGTTGCCTTTATATTCGAAAGATCTTCAGGAGTCCAACCATATTTTTCAGCAACGTGGTCTATGAACGTAGTAAATCTATCAGAGCCTGCGTCAAGCGCATTATCGCTCTCTTCTTGATCTTCCGAAAACCCAAATAGATCTGAGTTTATTACATACTTACCTCTGTTAACAGCCAGCTCTTGGAATAAAGAAAACTCCTCTGAATTTTTAGAATAAATTCTTGATGTGTCTAGAGTTGCTACTTTTCCATCAACAGTAGGCTCGTTTTCAGAATAAAAGCCTTTGTCATCGATAACAACATTTTCAAACGGAGTAAGTATTACCCAACTTGGAGCAAAAGCATTCTGATCTTCTTCTAGGAAAATCAAATCTTCTATAACCGTGTTGTAAGGACTTTGCTTAGAGTCTTTTGGTAGACGAGACAAAATGCTTTTTGCTCTAGTATCAAGAACTTGATTGATCGATAGATCAATAATTTTCTCAAACTTAGAAACCAAGCCTTTCGATATGTTTTGAATATTTGAAATACTTGCAGGATCCTTAATAAGATCCTTTACTGCTTCGTCCAAGCTTTTATTGAATCCTGAATCTGCTTCAGTAATCAATTCATAAATGTCCTGGTAATGAACGTAGTTGTAGTTATCACCAAAAGACTCAATGTTTTGTCTAGTTGAGTTTGGCAATTGATGACCAGCTTCATACAGGAATCTTTGCTCCAATACACGAACTGTTTCATCAACAAATAAAGCCTTTAGATGATCTTCTATGGTTACATAAGGTCTATTTGGAGAGTCACTTACAGAAAAGAATCTTCTTGTAAATTGACTTGACTCAGGATCGTTCTCAAGAGTCGCTTTGTCAGCACCACTTCTTAGTACAATTGTACTCTCACGCTTTCTTCCACCCGACCCGGTCATTAAAAAGTCACCATGGGTCAAGATTTTAATGTGAGTTGCTATGAGTTCTGACGGACTCAATGCTTCAAAAGCTTTACTGTGATTTACAGATTCGTCCTTGTTACCACTAATGATACGCTCAGTAAGCATATATGGAATCCTTCCACCGCTTTCAAGGTATTGATTGACTACAAAGACAATTTCATTTATTAGAAAGTGATTGGCAAACTCTGGAAGAATACTGATCACAGGCCTACCATTACTGTCCCTAGCGTTAGGGTTAGAGAACCCATGGTCAACCATGATTTCAACAAATCTTTCGTAAGCGCTTTCAAGGTTCACATAGTTCTGAATACCCTCTATGTCATTCAGTATGTTTGTTAGGTGAGTATTTTCACCGATTGCATGCTGTCTGGTTTCCTCACCGGATTGCTTTAAGCGGGCAACACTCATGTCACCAGTTAAATTTCTGTAAGCATACTTGTAGTGAGCAAGAGTGCTTATCAAAGAAATATACTCTCTGGTACCACGAAGTTGAGCAAAGCTGATTCTTCCTGACTCAAGTTTATACTTACGAGGAGCGTCTTCGAAAAGGTCGAACAACATTCCAGTAAGTTGGGAAATGATCGGATCGACTTCTCCAAAGTCAATTGAGTCATCAAGAGATTCCCTAAGCACTGGTCCAAAGAGTCTTTCTGTAAAGTCAAGTACCTGGGAAGGACTAGCTGTATCTAAGTAGTCAACTACTCTATCAAAACCAACCTTTTCACTTTGAAATGTTTCTGGAGTATTGACAAGAACGTAAAGACCCTCGTCTACGGATATTAAATCCGAATTCAAAAACATTGAGTTGAACGTGTTGAAGTGATCTCTGCGCTGAGCTTCTGCCACTTGATTAACAAAGCTTGTAGGAGACACTGTTGCAAACTCTTGTTTGGTAAGCTTTAAAGAAGTGTATACCAAATTCAGGGCAACATTTGCAGACTTAGAGTTTTGAGCTGCTGCTGTTAAATCACGCCACCTTCGATTAATCTCAGCATAGACCTTTGATTGGGATGACATTTTTTGGAGAACTACCCCAACCTCAGACATAGGTAACCCATGAACTTTCTGAACAACAGCTTTCATCATTTCTGAAGCATTGCCTTCCAAAGAAAACTGAGCCATGCTTCTAACCTCATCAATAGTAACAAGTCCTTCAAAGAATGCTTTTACTAATGGAGGTGTTGTCTTGATCGCGTTCTTGGATCGATTCCAGTTGTTTGAATTTTTAGCAACCTCCTTGTCTTTGGTAAACTCTTCAGTAAGTTGATCAGGGTTTAGATCGGATGCGTCTTCAAGATTAGTTTGCAGACCCTGTAAACCATCGCTTTCTTCAACATCGTCAACGCTATTTTTCTCCGTAATTACTTTATAACCAATACCAGTTAAGTAGTTTGCATGCTCCTCTCGGATCTTAGAAATTAACCAGTTAAGTTCATTATTATTTACCTTGGCTTGTTCGAACTCAAGATCACTGCCTTCAGGAGCTTTTCTTAGTCTTTGAAGAGATGCTTGAATTCTTGTTGTTATAGTCGCTAAATCCTCACTTGGAACTTGACCCGCTTCGTAAGCATCCCAAAAATCAGATAGAGGTAACTTTCCTGTAGATTGTGCTGCAGCAATAATGCTACGCTCTTCATTCTCAAGGTTAGCTCGAGACCAAGAATATTTCATAAACATCCTGTTGAACTCAGAAATAGTCAACAGGGTCTCGCTACTACTCATACCTGGGATCATAAAGAACTCACCAATGTGAGTCTTTACCTTGGCGTTTTTAAATACACCGTTGTCTGCATAGAAGAAAAGATCTTCCATAGTTGATCCTGGCTGACCAGTCAACCAGTTGATCATGTTCACAAAGAAGTCTACAATGCGCTCAAACAAAGACTTTTGCTTTTTAGCCTTTGGTGGAAACTTGTAGAACTCTCCAAAAATGCGATACTTACGGAACTCATCGGCCAAGTATTCCTCAGCTTGCTTGTCCGTCATTTCAGTACCCTTGACAAACACAACCCCCGATGGACTACTTACGGGTACCACAGTTTCTCCAAGTCTTTCACGAACCTCTTGGTACACGGCAGCTCTTTGCTCCGGACTCAAGAAATACATGGACGTACGGTGCCAGGCTTCGTGGTACAAAGCGTCTGGTTCTGTTTTGGAAAAGACAACATTACCTCCTTGAAGCAGGGCTCCTAAGGTTTCACCATCCTCAGTAATTGTAACCTCAGCATCAGGATGACGCTCTTTGAACCAGGCCATTGCTTCATCAACATAGACTGGTAGAGGTGCTTTTGGAAGAACCCTAGTACGAACACCGCCTTGATAAGAGTAAGGTTTTAGATTCAGATCTGTTGGTGTGCCCTTAGCAAACCTGCTCTTGAGAATAAGCTTTAACGAATCCTTTACATTTTCTGTAGTAGGGTTATCTATAAGTAAATAGGCTTCGTGTAAATGCTTTAAATATGACTGATCGATGTATCCGGACGTCTTTTTAATAGAGTCATAAAAGTCAAAGGATACCTCAGGCAACTCTACTGAAGAGACATCGTTTTCCAGAATGTCATCAAGAATATCCAATAGCTGATCCGGAGTAAACGCACCTATGATACGGTCCAGATCTTCTTCGGTAAGTTTATTAGACTCAACATTAGTTGGAAATGCTTCTTCTTGAGATGCAACATCAGAAGGGTCGGATGTATTCTCAACCGAAGGATCATCAGTTTGACGAACCCTAAACTCTTCAGATACTTCAGGGGTAAACTGAGCACTGGCCTCATATGTAATGAGGCGATCACTGTACTTTGTACCAGTTGGTTTTTTAAAGATGGTGACAAGCCTGTCTCCCATCTTATTTACATACTCCGTACGATTAAGGGTTTTACCAAATGTTACTTTGTCACCTTTAATCTCGACATCATCGTAAAAAACAACAGTCTTTGAATTGTCTGCATAAAGTGAGCTGTAGTTTTTACCGGCCAAGAATGTCCTTAAACTTGAAAGAAACTCTTTGTCTTCTACAACTTCTGGCGATAGTATCCAAGAGTTAGGATTTGTTGGATCATACTTATTAGACCATGCTACTTGATAATCAGATCCTCTAAACGGTCTTGCAATACTAAAATCATTTCTTTCAATGCCTTGCTCTGCCGTTGCGAACGTAACATCCAAGCTTGAAACATGGAACGTACTTCTAATGAAATCAATAAGGTTGTCAACTGTTGCAGGATCAGCGGTCTTTTGGTTCTTACCAATCCAAGTAATGATGTCAACTATTTTATTGATGTCTTCCGGAGAAAGCTTTTTTGTCATTAGAACAGTTGTCACTCCTTGAATGGTCAAGTAATGAAAACCGGGCTTAAGCTTACCTTTAGCAACACCTCTTGGATCCTTACCGCTTTTGTTTGTAAGCGTAATGATACCAGCCTCCCTTAGTTCGGAAAAGCTCTTTCCTTGATGCTCAGGTGGAAGCATCTCATTAATACCCTGAATGAAATTAGATACAGTTGTTCCTGTGTTAAGATCCTCAAACAGAGTTTCGTAAGAAATACGATTAGAGTCATTCTTATTTGCTTCACGCAGTGGTCCTGGCGTACGTGAAGACGAGGTCATTCTTAGAGGTCTTCTGTCGGCGCTTTTACGAATGTTGGCATATGCCTTAACATACTCGTCAACACGACTCTCATCAAAATCTCTATACCGGGTTTCAACAGGCTTATCTCCAACCTGCTTGTATAGAAAACTTGGTTTCCCGGGATAACCTGTAAGATCGTTTATACTGGCAGCACTGGCATAAATTACTTTGTGCTTGCTTCCGTCAAACCTTCTTGGATCTTTAAATAGGAATGCGCCTTTTTCCTTGGGGTTTTCTTTGTTTTCTACAATTACGTTGTCACCAACCATGACTATTTTATAGTCATTCATTGCTGCATTGTACTCCTTAGAGTCCTTCCCAAAGGTATTTTCAATGTAGTCAAGAGTTGCAAACAAAGGAATTGGTTTGCCCTCTTTCTGTCCTGACCTACTAACTTTTCTAAAACTTCCGTAGAAAAACAAAAGCTGACTCTTAAGAACTCTTGCAAAGTCATCTCCAAACCTTTCAGCAATCGATCCGTTTTCAAAGCCTTTAGGGCTTATAAAATGAACGTTGTTGGTTATACTGTAGTCAGTACGCATTAAGGCATGAAACGCTCTTACGTTCACCAAGTAATCAAAATGACCTTGTTCTTCATCAAGCAGACTTCCAGAACGTCGTTCATACTGGTTTAAGTCTCCTTCGTTCTCTTCCTCAGACAAACCTGGTCTGATAAGACTGTCCCCAGAAGCAGGGTCATCTCCAATAAACGGTTTAGCGCTTTCTGAAAACTCTCGTCTTTTACGCTGACCTTCGTCAATGATTTCTTGATTGCTAGGATCGTTAAGCGGTTCAACCCCAAGCCCACTAAAGAATTCATCGAGTTCTTCTTTAGTAACAACCCCTTTTACAATCTTTTGAAGGCTTTCGACATCGATTACTCCAAAGTCATTTCTTTGAGCATTTTCAGCAACTGCACTCATTAGTATGGAAAATGCAGAGTTCATGCGCTCATCAATAGAAAACTCATACAGCTTATCGACTACATCTGAGTACTCATTAAATACTTTTTCAAGATCATTTAATTCTTCCTGACCTGAGAATGGATATTTGTTTACAAAGTTTTCAACTGCAGCAAAAGAAAAAGTCTCAGCGGCTTGCATGCGTTGCTTAAAGTCTATTTTTTCTTCGGGGCTTGCTTCAGTTGTTTGAAGAACTATATCTAGAAGCTGACTGGCTCTTTCTCTAAGACTAAACGCCTTTATGGTCAATTGCTTATAGTCATCATTTTTACTGAGTATGTTTTCAAGAAACTGCTTAAGTTCATTTGCACCCACTCCATCCTCAAGATCTTTAGAAATGCTTCTGAACTCACTGATGAACTTGTTGACTTTATCTTCAAGATCCTCAACGGTATCACCCGGATCTACAGACACAAGGTATTCTCTAAATGCAGTAGCCATCTGTTCAGCTACTGTATTCGCAATGTTTTGACGATTTTGAAGAGCTCTCTTTTCTGAAGTCTGATCAAGAATAAGATTAGCGTTACTTAGATCTGCGGTTTGGTTACCGGCAGAGTTCTTTAGTTCAGTAAGTCTATCCTGTAACTCCTGACGTTTTTTAATAAGCTCTTGCTTACCAGGAACCAATGACCTAGTTTCAACAGCTTGCCCAGAAGCCATTATCTCTGAAACTACTTTTGAGGCATTAGAATAAGAGTCTATTTGTAAACCAGGAAATGCTTCTTGTAGCTTACTTACAAACTCTGGTAATGTATCTGCAACTGCCTCATTTACTAAAACTCCTGCAATCTGGTTAGCATTTGTAAGTCTATCGACGCCTGGTTTAGCTAAAACTATAAAACCACCATCTATATAAGCAGTACCACTAGCTGTTCCTATAGCTTCAGCGGCTTTCTTTACTTCATCTGACAAAACTAAAGGAGCGGTATAAAGCATACCGCCACCTCTTGTTGAATCTATACCTTCTGTAAGTAATTGGATTAACTCTTTAAACTGAGTTCCTATATTACCCTTAGCCATCCCATGGGCAGATATTCTTTCTGCACCTAACTCAATAAGTTTTTCTCTTTGCTCCCTAAGAGCAAGCTCACCCTCTCCATCTAAATCTGGCTTATACCTAAAATCTCGTGTAGATCTAGTATTCTCAGAAAAATAAGATTCTAAATCTTTTACTTTAGCTTCATTAACTTGTCCTGTAGGTTCTCCAAACGGGAGGGACATTTGACTCGCTACTCCTGTACCATAAGTTTTTAAACCTAATTCTTCAAAATCCAAAGGGTTAGCAATAAGGTCTTCCAGAGCCTGCAAAGCTTCACTATAGACAGTGTCGTCAGCTCTAGGAAATCCAAAGAGGTCTGCTAAAAAGTTTATAAACCTTTTTAGAATACTTGGTTTTACCTTTTTAGCCTTTATAGCATCTACAAATCCTGAATTAGCTAACTCAGCAAGAAGTTCATCTTCATTGGTAGAACCGTACCAATCTTTTGTGTCTGGGTCAGCCTGTAGTTCTTTTACTAACTTAGATAGCTTTTTAGCTGCATTGATCTGTTTCTTAGTTAGAAGACTTAAGACTTCAGAGTTATTCTTTTTTACAGCTTCCAGAATACGATTAGTAGCACCATGAACCAATTCATGAACTATTACTAGAGCAGCAGTTTCTGGATTTTTGAATAACTCAGCCCTTAGTTGAATACTATTAGTGGTTGGAGAATAAAAGCCAATATTGTCACCTCCTTCATAATCAGGCCTAAACCTTATTTGAGTTGTAACACCTAATTTTTGAACAACACCTTTTATCAGACTCCATATAAACTTGGTTTGCTTTGATCCGTGCTTCTCTACATAGTCATTTAGATCATCTGCCGAGTAAGAAACCTTATCTTCAAACCCAGCATCTTTTAAAGCAGCCTCTGATCCTATATCACGATCTGTATCTATTTCTTGCTGAGCAATATCTAACTGCTCATTTAAAATAAGACCTTGCTTATCTGACCATTCGGTAAAGTCATTTGGTTTTAACTCAGTAGTAAATTTACCGCTCTCATTTAGATTAGTAATAAGCTCTTCAAAGCTTTTAGAAATGCGAGAATATGCCTCAAGATACGCAAGCTCTTTGGGGCTCAGTCCTTTTTTAAGAGAATCAAGTGCTCTTAAAAACCTGTAAGCAACACTACCAGACTCAACAAAGTTTTTTAGTCGTTGAAGCCTTTTAAACTCTGCTAATTTAGAGTCAGGTACACTCCCATCTGGATCCCTTAAGTCACGAATTTGATTTTGTATATCAATGACCTCTTGTGGAATCGATGGTACACCTGAGGCATTATCGATTTGTTCATCCAGCTCTGAAATTTGCCTTTCTAGATCTGCAATCTCTTCAACAAGACTTGCACCAACAGGCTTGCCGGTATCCAAGCGTGTAATAACCGGCTTATCATTTACAAACTTTACTCCGTACTGCTGACCGGTAGGAGACTGAAGAACCAATGGTTGGTCCGTACCTGTGCCATTATCGGTTGGAGGTAACAACTCCAAAGACGTCTCAATAGTCTTACCGCTCTCATCAACAAGCTTGAATGAAGATGTAGTTAGAATTGCAGGTTTAGAATCGTCCTGACCTTGTTCCTGCGAAGGACGACCGTATACATCATAGGTATGGTGTTGATTCCAAAACTTCTGAGCATCTTCGGTAAGCGTAGTCTTTGCAGCAGTCTCTTCCCCAGCTTCTTGGAATTGAATTGCCTCAATCTCCTGCAAACGAACTCTTTTATTAGAGTCCTCCCGGTATTGCTGGTAGAGCTTATCATACTCTTCGCGAGACATGTTAGTAAAGAGAGCAATGTTCGACTCAATGATCTCAATCTGCTTCTTAATACTTTCAATCTGTTTTTCAGAAGCACCCTCTTCCTCAGCTTTAGCCAACGCCTTTTTTGCTGCACGAAGTCTATTGGTTTGATTCAAGTAGCCATCAAAAATGACCTCTTCTTGAAACATAGTAACCTTTTGACGCGTGTTGAGATCCGGCTCACCCTTGGAGTCCACGGCCTCAAGATCTGACATTGCAGTTTCAGAAAATGTGTACAGATCAGCAATAGGTTGAATACCCTTGCGATCATTACTCATTTGCTTAGCAATCTCCTTAATGTCCTCAAGCGTAACTATATAATTAAAGTCAGAGTATTTCTCTCGGATAAGCTTGAGCTCTCTAGAAAGGTCTTCGAACAAGACCTCCATAGTTTGATCAAACTTTACGTATGACTTTATAAGCTGAGGTATAACCTCTTCTTTGACTACTTCAGTAAAGAGTTCTGGATCTGTTACAGCAAGTTCTTGTAACTCAGAAGAAAGCTTTTGCAAATGAGCCAAACCTCTACTGTTTGCAAGTAGTCCAGATATCTTAGGTACAAGCTCGTTCTTACCAGTCTTTTTATTAAGAACTCTCTTGTAGGAACCGTCTTCGTTCCTTTCATAAAGATCACCAATGAGTGGCTTAAGAACAGTATTTACGGCATTGTTTCTAGCGTCTCTAATTGCTTCGTATACACTGTCGGCTTGTTTTGATTCTTTCCATGATGAGTACATTGAAGATGGTGCACCCAAAAGACTACCAAGCAAAATTGCTTTCTGACCTTCGGTAGTTGTAAGCATCTTGTCATAGTTACGGAAGTAACCTGTGAAAAGATCAAATACATCTTTGTCGTTGTCCTTAAGGAGATTAGCTTGAGCAGCTAACTCACCTGCAGTTTGAGAACCTTCTTCAAAGAAACCTTCGCTAGCAATACCCTTACCTGCACCAGAAGCAATCTTTTTAGATCTATTGTATACACGCCTGGCTTTAGACAAGTCTGCTTTAGATGTACCTCTTGTCAAAGCAGCAAGGCGTGCTCCAGATGGCTTGTGAGCACCAAACAACATATTATTCATAATGGTATTTGAAATACCTAGAATACCAATGTTGTAGTAATAAATATCCTTACCAATCTGATCTACAGACTCTCGAACCTCATCCATTGTCCAAGGTTGTCCAGTAGTAGGATTGATTTCACCATCTTTATAGAGAGCGTACAACTTATCGTAAGCCTCTTGCTTAGCAAAAGAAGCCTCTGCGTTTGCTTCGATTAAAGTCTGGTAAGCTGTAAATGTGTTTAAAGAAAGAGCGTCCCCTGACTCCTTAGTAAGCATCCAATTCTTACGATCAACACCACGGGTCTTTTCCATAAGCTTTCGAAGAACCGGACTCTTCTTAGCTGCCTCAATGGTTGCATAGTTTGCCTTTCTAATACCACGGCTAAAGGCAGCAAACTTACCCATCTTACTAAGAGCTGCACCTGGTATCAACATGCCTCCAAAAAATCCAATACCTTGAGCAACCTCTTCTCCAACAAACTCAGAAGATGTTATCTGCTCATGGAAAGGCTTTGAGTGAAAATCACTTCTATGAATTATTGGAAAAAGATCATTGGACCATTCTTGAGCATCACGAAGAGCTTTTGAAAAGCTGATCATGTTTTGGTTTTCTGCATAAGGATCGTTTTCAACCCCAAAAGCAGCACCACCAGTTCCAATTACCCAATCTAAAGGGGCGGCTAAAAACTGACCCATTTCGGTAAGAGCCGTTCCTACAATCCTAGGAATAGCGTACATGTTTCTTTTAAAGTTGCCTTGGTAGGCAGCACCTAGATCTTGAAGATATTTGTCAGTTGAGTAAAGCGGAACTTGTTTGAACTCATCCGGAGCAAACTGAAAAACTTTTTTTACATCAATGGTTACCGGAGAGATTGCCGGTGTGGATGGAACTTCTAAAAGTGGTCCAGAGTATACAGGATCTTGCTGATCTGTTTCTCGGTTAGGAACCTTGTTAGTTTGAGTAACAGCTCCTTCATTCAGTAATTCGTTGAGAGAGTCAAGAACTTTCTTAGCCATTGTTGTGCGCTTTATTTGCGTCCGTGCGTATTGTCGTAAAGATACTTTCCAATTTGTCCATAAAGAGCAGAGAGTTGCTCAACTGATGTAGACCCAGCAGATCCTAGGGCTCCTGCTCCAAGAACATTCCAAGTATATTTATCAGGAACTCGAACCAACTTACCTTTTTCGTTTCTTTCTAGTAGCGGTACAGCATAAACTTGAAGACTCGGCATTTGGAAATTGGGATAATACTCACCAGCGTCAAGCTCTACGTTAAAGTAAGAATCTTTGTTTTCGGGTGGCGTTGTCAATCTTTTTTGAATAACTGCATTATTCTGAATCACATCTTTTCCAACCATTTGATTGTAGAATGATGCAACTTGTGCCTGACCTTGATCGAACTTTGTACCTAAAGTCGACCCTTTTGAAGCAGCTTTGTTTGATGTAAGCCAAATTAAACTGTTGAGTGCATCCAATTGCTGATTGTAAACAGGTAATTCAGAAAGATCAAAGTGCACCTGAGGAAGAGTTTTCTTCTTTGTACCAGCACCTGTTTGAGCAACATTTACACTACCGCTAACCACAAGAGTTGTTACTGGAAAACCATCGGTACCGGTATGAGCCCCTAGTTGTACAGTAGCTTCGCTAATATCAATTTCGTTAATATTAGCTATACCGATACCTTTTTTCTCTAACTCTTGCAAATAAGAAGTTCCATTGACAGTTTGTAAGTTAACCATCATCTCAGGAGATATTTGCTGAAGAAATGCATTCTTAAATCCACTAAGAGCTTCGTTCAATTTTTTTCCACCAGGTGTATCTTGAACAGTTATAAGAGCACTCTTTACATAGTAGTTATCTCCTACAACTTGAGCGGCTTCTTGATTTTTATAAATTGCTTCAGCCGCATATTTTGTAGGATAGATCAGATCTCTAAAGGCCATGTTTGCACCTTTTCTACCTTCTATCAACGCTCCTAACTCCAAGTCAGCTTGTGAAGGACCTTCTTCACCAAGAATCATTCTTTTTGGTGTTTCTAAAAGCGATCTAAAAAATGGTCCAGCATAATCTTGAAATAAAGTGCCAATTGTAGATCCAAAAGCCAACCCCATACCACTGCTATAAGGTTCTAAGTTTATGTAGTCCAACCCTAAACTAATCTCCTCAATAGCTAATCGAACATCGTTAATGTCTGGAGCAGAGTCTTTAGAGTAATCTAAATTCCATACAAGACTGTTAAGAGCATTTTCTAGTTTATAAAGCTCTTTTTCAAAGGCTTCTTCATTGGGAGGCTCTGCTTTAAACATTTGTGCTTCAACACTAGCCCTACCACCTTCTAAGTATGCCTCTCTAAGATGTTGCACAAACTGAGAACTTGCGTCAGCCTTATGCTTTTCTAGATCAATGACATTATTGTAAGTAACCTCACCTTCACCAAAATAACCAGGAGTGTTAACAGATATTGGTACCCACTTTTCATCAACTTTTCTAAGCAATGCACCACTAGCATTTTCTGTAGCGGTCAGAACATCAAGCTTTTGATTTTTTTCATCGTTCAAAATACCCCATTGACCAACAGCTCCTCGAAGTTGACGAGACTGCAAGTCTTCTGATAAAAGAGCTGCTTTTAAAGTGTTAGCATCGCTTTCAGAAAAACCATAATCTTTAAGAGTTTTTGTAATAGCTGCCAACTGGTCCTTAGGTGCTAATTTAAGATTTGATGATATGTCAGATAAAAACTCAGGATACTCTTCTGTCTTAACTGTATTTGATATATCTACGTTAGAATTATTTTTAACCTGTTCAATTGCAGGCATAGTAGACCTGGTAAGAGCCTCATCTGCTACCTTATATGCAAGACGTTGTTCATTAAGACCATTTTGGAATACTTCCATAGAATTGTAAAACCTGGTCTCATCATCCTTGGACTCACTTATATCAAACAAAGGTGCGCTAGCAAAAGAGCCGTTTGGACCAAACGAGGAAGAGTCACCCCCTTTGAACTGAGTTAGAGATGTACTTCGTCCAAACTTTGCATTAAAAACTTGCTGAGCAATACCTCCAATAAGAGTACTAGTGTCAAAACTACCGTCCTTATTTAAAAACTCATAACCCGTTTTATCCTCAGTCTCTGCAATACCGCTATTACCATAAAGCTTTTCGTACTTCTGAATGTACTCCATGTTACCGCGGTCACCCAAGAATGCAAAAAGCATAGAGTTAAAAGCATTCTCGGGACGCTCTTCTATAGTTACTATACCATCTTCAGTAATTTTATAGTTGCTGAGGACATCGACATCTTCAGCCATCTCTGAAAACTTTTCGTAGAGATCAACATAACCAGTGTAATCCGGAGTCGGTAGATCTAAGTAATTACCTTCTTCGTCCTTAAGGCTTGTCTTCATAGACTGATTCATCCAGTCACTTTGTTGGTCTTCAATCCAACTTAACTCACCGGCACTATCTGCGTCTTCTTTGTACTTTTTAAACTGTTCGTTGACATTCCTAAAGTAATCACCGCGAGCGTTGATATGAAAAATATCACCCTTCTGCAAATCTTGATAGTCAGAAACAAGAGTAGAGATCATTTCCCGACTGGACGGGTCAGAAAAACCAGTTTTCAAAAACTGTTTTGAATCTTCCTGAAGCTTATCGCTAAAATCAGATGTGATCTTATTAGCTGCCTCTGCATCCATTGCTGCAGGGCGAATACCTAAGTTTCTTAACAACCCTTTAGTTTGCTCTCTCTGACTATAAAGTCCAGAGTAAAAGTTTGGAAGTATGGACATTTTCTCCAGAGTGTCTGGAGTAAACCTTGCAAAGGTTCGTCCCTTGGAAAAACGATTGATTGCCATTGTTAAGATGTCGTTTTAGAGCTAGAAGTCTTAGTAGCCCCGGTAGGATTCTGTTGTAGTGCCATCAATGATTGAATGAATGGCATGTAAGGCAGTAGCTCTGGTTTAACAACTCTACCCTCGTCATCGAATGGGTTCATTTTTTCGATAAGAGCTTTGTTACTTGCCTCCTGGCCAACTGCACCAATGTTTTCAAACAAAGCAGTCATTGCCTGATTACTCAGATCAGAATAAGCTGCCATATCTGCATCGCTTTGGAAATCAGTTTCCATGCGTGCTTTTTGATTAGACATGTCTGCTTTGAGATCCATTTCTGCAGCTCTGTCTTCCTGAGAAATATCAAACATCTGCTTCTTCATTGCAACATCAGATCGACTACCCATAGCTGTTGCTCCCAAAGAAATCAATGAGGCCATAAGTTGTGAAGGATCGGACAGCTGACTCTTGAGTGCCTGCTCGGTAGTTGACTGACCTTCCTGAATAGATGCAATCATAGGATCTACATTTATAGTGTTGGCCTTGTCAGTACTCTGAATGTCATACTTATAAGTATCCTTCTTAGTTGGACGATCAAAAAGAGTTTTCCCTGTCTGAATTAAAGAGCCTAGTAATGGAGCATACCTTAAGTTCTCAAGGAACTTATTTGACTCTTCAGTTTTTTTCAATGGCTTAGGTCCTGGTTCAGCACTAGCTTCATCAGCTTGCTGAAGCTTTTTCATAGCTTCAGAGTCGTCAATCATATCCTCAGAAAGAATTGCTCGGGGAATTACTGATTTGTCTTCTGCCTCATCAGGAAGAGGGATGTCTGCGTTTAAAAGATTTTCTGGTATAGGAGTAAACCCGCTTGTTTTACCGGAACCCATTTTGGGAACAGGTCTTCCTGTCATCTCTTCTGAAAGCTGAGTAATTGGATCAAATGATTTGCTAAAGTCAGTATATGCTTCCCGGGTAAGTTCGCCCATTGGGTTTATTGTCCCAGGTACATTTGACATTGCTTTAGAATACTGCTCTCTAAGAACATTGTATTTATTACCACCAAACTGGTAATCGATCTTATCTACGATGTCCTTAAACTTATCGCTCTTTACAGCTTGTTCGTACTCTTTATTAAAGTCTTCATCATAACCCAACGCTCTCTGGATGTAGTCACGAGTTTCTTTATTGAGCTCCTTAGACCAATCACTGCCTTTGTAAATATCTATACCTTTCTTTTTGATCCGCTCTAGCTCTTTAAGCGTTGCCTTAGGTCCTAAGTTATATGCAGCCAAGGCTTTTGCAATCTGAGCTTCGGAGTCTCCTTTAGCTATCCAAGGTCTTCCTTCAAGATTGGCCATATAGGCTTTATGACCCATGATTGCGTCATCCACATCATAAGGATCAAATGAATCGTCAGCAATTTTTAGTCGCTTTAATTCTTCAACAGTAATGTCTCTAAATTGAGCGAGCCCTTTAGCATCTGCAGGTGACTTAGCCTTTGGGTCAAACCGAGACTCAGCATAGATCTGACGCTTCATTATTTCATTATGAGGCGGCTCTGGTGGATCGGTATCACCTCCATTCTCAAGCATCATACCTTTGACCTTGGAACCCGTCATCTGTTGTTTTGAAAACGGATGTAAATGCTCGGGTCTATCGGCTTCACTTGAAAACATCCTATCATAATAGTCAGCACCGTACATTCCGCTAGTATGTGCTGAAGGCATATAAGAACCATCTTTGCCCCACACACCTCCAACATATCCATCTACATTGTGGTAGATCGATTCATTACTAAAGGTTGGATGATTTGGTTTCTTCCATTTGTCAGTGCCGTGACCGTCTTTATCAATGTTTTTGTAGTCTCCAGATTTCCAAAAGCCTTGGACATCATAAGCACCTTTATCCATAAGGATGTCCCTACCTTGACGCTCAGACTCTTCTTGAGCCCATTTGTTAAAAGCCGTTTGCTCTGATTTTGTCAGATCGGTATTGTACTTATTCCGGAACTTCATCTCGGGATCTACGGTACCACCATTTGCCAACATTGTATAATCGCCACCATACCTAAACGCAGCTGCATTTTGGATAGTAGAGTTAGCTACAGATGCCGCCTGGTTTTCTGGACGTGATTCAGGAACGTCGGCCAAATGTGCCTCTTCCAAACGAGCCATCATCTGTTCAAATGACTTCTTGGAATTAGGGTTATTGGGATTCATGTTGAAATCCTCGGCAAGCTTTTTACTTGCATCAGCAAACGTCAAGCCCTCAATAAACTTAGGTAGCTTAAATCGTTTAGCCGTACCCTTACCTACAGCTCTGCTATTGGTATAAACAAAATCATTGAACATGGTCTCACCACCCTCAACAAGAGTATATGTCGATGACCCTGGTTCAGTCATATCAATGCCACCAGAGGGTTCGTCATGGGAGTCTCCGTTAAGTTCTAAGAGTCCTGTTTTAGAATAGCTACCTTTTACCTTACCACCCATCTCAGCAACCATTCCGGTAAGTGCACTAAAGCCACCTAAGATACCAGAACCCAATGCAGCAGGATCTTCACTGTCTGAGTTAAAGAACTTACCTACAGCAGAACCAACTCCAGGAATACCAGCCGCAGCTCCTGCAAGACCGCCAACGATACCAATGCCTGTTTTTATAGCGGCATTACGCTCATCTTTGATTCTTTGACGTTCTTCACGAAGACGTCCTTCGAGCATAGCGTCGTCTTCTGCCATGGGATCAACCATACCGCCGGTAAGCATATAGTTTACAGTGACATCTGGAAAACCAAATGTACCGTCCTCATCAAAAGTCAGATCTTTAAAGGATGGCTTTTTCTTCATTACGTTTTTTGTAATAGGTACCTACTGTATACCAAAGATATGCCTTTTAGTATAGGTCAGTCTAACAAAAAAAGTAACGATTACATGAACGGCATAGGGTGTAACCTATACCTGTATCTTAGACTTTGTAAGATCAACTTTAGATTCTCTGCGTTGTCAGTATATAGCTGAACAAAGAAATACTGACTCTGGAATCTCTCAAGTCTACCAGCATCTGGTACAACATAACGCCATTCCCTAAGCAGTCTTACGAGATCGGGACGACCAAGGTCAATCAACCCAGAGTCTTGGTGATCATTGTAGATACGTATCTTATTGACAGTCTTATCAGCCTGATCTACACCAGCTGTGTTGTAACACTCAGAGTTCCAAAAAAGGTTGTCAAGGAACTTAACTACACCCGGTGGATCTGAAATAATTACAGTTACCGAAGATGGGTAGACCGTTCCAAACATTGACCCTTGATCACCATCACCAAATCTGTAGACTTCTCTGCTTCCAGCTTTAGGTAGTATAGGAAGACCATGGTAGTCAATATGCATGCTTGGTTGACCATCTACAAAATGAGACCAGGCTTGCTTAATGTAGTTGTAAACTACACCATCACCAGTAGTCGTCGAAGAATTAAAAAACAGAGTTGCTTCATTAGTCTCACTACAATAAGAAGCCACAACACCAGATCCTGTGACGGGGTTATTTGAAAACGTACCCAAACTATTAATGTAGCTATTGATTCCTAATAGATCAATTTCTTTACGATCGTTAGATACGGACTGTATGGCTTTTCTTGCAGCATCATACCAAATAAATCCGTAGGGATTCTGAACTATTGCTCGAGTATGTTGAAGACCTGTTATTCTTGATACGTATGCAAACTTTTGAAGAACTGTACCGGTTCCCATAAACACAGCATTACCTGCAGTGTCTGGCTGTATTACCGATGGGTTGATTGCATATGCACCGTAACCATGCTGCTGCCAAATCCAAAGGTCATCTTTTGGCCCAGTATGAATAGCTGTTATTTCCCCAAGGCCACCATCCAAGTACCCTACATTGCCTTCGCCGTAATTAAGCCAAGAGTCAACAGACTCACCAGGAATTTTTGCATCAGAGTACTTAACCTCATTGAACTTATCTGTAGTATCAATAACCGTCAAAGGCTCTGCAAAGAATACACGAGCATCGTGCTTTCTGTCGTACGCTGCATTGTATATCTCAGACTCTTCAAACTTTAGAGTAGGCTTTCGAGTGACTGTACCAGCATAGACACGCAAGGGTTCTGCTACCTGACTCTCACTGTAGTACTGATAGAGGTCTCTGTGACCAGACTTAGTTGTAATGTCTGTAACAGCAGGATAGCTTCTTTGATAGTGATGTACCGTAGTAAACGAGTCCCCAAATGTTACATCCCTAGTGTAATCAACAGTCGTAAGACTTTCTTCAATGTCGAAGTATCTACTTGCAACTACATACTGATTACGAGATCTATCTGCATAGCTTGAACCACCATACTGATTTGGCAGCAGTCTCTTGTAGTCTG